TAGTGCGTGGTTTCATATTGTCTGGACGGTAAGCACAAACGGCGAGGCAGTCAACAAACTTTGGATAAACGGATCAGAAGTAACTGAGTTCACAAAGACTACAGATAACCTAGCTGATGGTGATGTATTTCGATTTGGGAATAGTTCTCATCATCACTCTAATTTTGCTGATCCGAATGGCAGTGCTAATAACAAATCGATTTACGCATCTCAAATGTTCTATCAGGACGGTCAGAAGGTTACGGACATTACAGATTATGGTGAATTTAATGATGATGGTATTTGGGTTCCAAAAGATATTTCGGGCCTGACTTTTGGAACAAATGGCTATCTACTTGATTTTGCTGATGAAGATAGTCTCGGCAATGATGTAAGCGGAAATAATAACGATTTAACGGTAAATGGCAGTATGACTTCTGCTAACTCGACTAACGACCGTCCAGTGAATGATGCAACTAATAATATTGGGAATTATTGTACTTGGAACTCTGTGATGACAACTGTAGGTGCGGATGCTACTGCTTGCGCCTACTCAAACGGCAACAAAACAATAGCACTGACAAACTATGGTGCAGGGTTTGGAACACAATTAATAGATGTTACTGATTCCGACGGGTATTATTTTGAAGTTCATTATGACAGTACGTCTACGTATGGAGAAGTTGGAGTTACGTTTTTAGAAAACTTATATACAGTTATACCAAATTCATGGAATGCTGCTTCTGGATCAGGAACGGGTGGCTATGTCATAGTTTTAAGCGACGGTGATAAGAGGAGTGGTGGTAGTAACTCATCTTACGGTGCGGCGGTTTCAGCTAACAGTTATATTCAAATTGTTGTTAAATCAGGAGCAGTCTATTTTGGTGTGGACAACCAATGGGCAAATGGTTCTGGTTCGTGGAATCAGTCGTGGAGTAGTGCCACTGCTGCCTTCACAAGTTTAACAGGATCTTGCACACCTAGCGTTCACTACTCCGCTGGTAGTGGATCAAACGGTTCTTTTACTATACGCACTGATCCCTCCGACTTTGAAGGAACGCAACCTAGTGGAACGAAAACAATAGCCACACATAATATGACTGAGCCTACCATCACAAAACCTTCAGACCATTTCCAAGTCATCGCTTACGAAGGAACGGATGCGTCCACATTAACAGTGGACACTAATTTTCAAGCGGATTGGGTATGGATCAAAGAACGAACAAATTCCAGAAGTTGGCATATGTACGATAGCGTTAGAGGGGAAGGAAAAGCTTTATATACAAATGGTGCATATGTTGAAGACGAGGACGAAGTAAACGGGTATTTAGATCAATTCAATGCAACAAACGTTAGGCTAACAGATGGTACTACATCAGGAGTGAATGTTAAAGGCTCATCTGACTCAAACACATATGTAATGTATGCCATGAAAGCTGGTGGTGCTGCATCCTCAAATTCTGACGGCACTATTACATCGAATGTATCGGCTAATACTGATGCTGGATTTTCCATTGTTAGTTATACAGGAAATTCTACTGCTGACGCTACAGTAGGTCATGGTCTTTCAAGCACTCCTGAACTTATAATTGTAAAAAGCAGAGAAGGCGCAGAATCATGGGCTGTCTGGCACAAAGCTCTAGCCGCTGGAAAGAGATTAGATTTAAATCTAGCAGCAGCAGAATTTACTACATCTAATTATATTGAGGGCGTTACCTCAGATGTATTCCAGTTAAGTTCGTCTGGAGCCGTTATCAACAACGGAGATGATTTCATTGCGTACTGCTGGCACTCTGTAGAAGGCTTCTCAAAAATTGGGTCTTATGAAGGAAATGGTAATGCTAACGGGCCGTTTATCTATTTAGGCTTCAAGCCAGCATTCATTATGACTAAAAATATAGATGCTTCTGCGGCGTGGGCTATCCATTCGGTTGCACAGTCAGATCAATATAACGATCAGTATTACGAGTTATATGCAAATGCAAGTGACGATCAAGGAAGTTTAGGGGCAAGACGAGATTTCTTATCTAATGGAACGAAAATACGTAATGGCAGTAGCAGTGCCTACAATACGCTTAGTAAAACGTATATCTATATGGCATTTGCAGAAACACCATTTGCATCTAACAATAGAGCGAGATGATTAAGATTGGGAGTGTATGGTATCCTAAATCGCAGAAGAACCTAGCATTACAAATTGCAAGATGGATACATAAGGCAGTAATAACAGAAATGAGAAAAAAGAAGAGGCGGTATGGAACCTATAGGCGCAACAATAGCAGCTATCGCATTGGCAAAAAAAGCCGTTGATGCAGCACGAGATGTAAAGGATATAGGACATTCTTTAGAGGCATTATTTTCAGATCACGAAGAACAAGAGAAACAACCTAAGAAAAAGAAAAAAAAGAAACCTAAGACACGTATGCAACAAGTTCTTCGTATACGTTCTGGAGATGAAGGATACGATGACGATACCTCAATTTCTGCAGTAGCTAATAAGGTTTTAGAGGAGAAACAGAAAGCTAGAGCTTTAGAAGGATTAGCTAGAGAAATTGATCGTAAATGGGGAAGAGGTACGTGGAACGAGATAAAGAGTCAACGTAGGAAGTTAATAGCAGAAAGAGATGCTGCTCAACAATTAGCTAAAGAGAATGCCTTAAAGAAAGCTAAAGCTGATAAGGTATTTTGGGATAAGGTGTTATTAGAAGGACGTAACGTATTAATCATAATAGCGATGATAACGAGTCTATATTTCTTCCTAAGTTGGGCATGTAAAGGGTGTGTGTAAATAGATGTCACAGGAAGTAAGCTCCGATACTTCAGTTGCGATGCCAATACGCAACTTACTGTCCATCGTAGCTGCAGTGGCGATAGGAACGTGGGCTTACTTCGGTGTAGTAGAAAGACTTAATAAGCTTGAGACACAACAACAATTGATGCAGTCAGACTTAGAGAAGAATAGTGAGTTTAGGATTAATACTCCACAATCTGCTACAGAGAAAGAAGCTTTTATGTTAATAGAGCATATGAGCAGTCAAATGGAATCTTTAACGTCTAAAGTAAATAATATGCTTCACAATAAAGTTAATATTACCCGGCTTCAAAAAGACACTGAAAAAATGCAAGCTGATATAGAAAAGTTAAAAGATCAAGCTAGAAACTTAGAAGTGCATAACGGGAATGGAAAATGAATGGAAACTTTTATCGGATTTGTGTTATACCTTTATACTACAGCAGGGCAGTTACTTGAATTTACACCAAGAGATAGTTTATCAGACTGTTTGAAGACTAAGAGAAAGATAGAGAGGACTGATCCTCCGATACGAGGTAAAGAACGTTGGGTGTGTAAACAAGGTAAATTAAAATTAAAGACAATTGACGGTAAGAAGTACCCTGTAGAGGTTATAGATCATTAATGCTTATATTAAATAAAATATTACAAAAAAGTATCTTTTTACTTGCTTTAATAGCTGTAATAGTCTATAATAATCCAGTAACTGCACAAGAAAAGAAAGAAGAAGAAGCAAAAATAACAACTTTCGGTGTTGTAGTATCTACGTGTAAAAGTATAGAAGCTATTAAAGGCTTGGCAGAGATGGATAAAAAATCTGATCAAGATGCTAGGAATCTCTTCAGGTATTTAATGTATCAAGGTAAATGTGGTAGATTGCCTCAACCTACTTTACTACCATTATCTGAACTTCTAGAAGAGTACATAGATACTGAGGGTGAAATCGTACAGATATGGAAGTTATATAAGATTGAACACTGGAGCTTAGTCCGTAAGAAGTTTATTACTGATAAAAAAGGGAATAAAACTAATGCAATTACGATATAGACAAGATGATAAGGTAGACTGATATGGCTGAAGAGACTACTACGACAACACAGACACCACGTTCCTTATCAGTAGAAGAGGCTAATAAACCTATTCTGGATATTACAAGTGAGCAAGCCTTAATGGGTGCAGACACTACGGACCCTGCAACTGGAGAGACTATTCCCGGTGCTACTACTAGTCAGCTTGTGGGAAAAGCAGAGTATAAACCTACTGACAAGACTGTAGAAACAGATGAGTTATTAACTACTGCAGGGAAAACATTAGGAGTATCTACTTCTTCACCTACAGGTACTTCAGCCGATACCGTAGCAGCAGTAGCTACACCTACTGAAAGCGATGCAGCGCAGATAGATACTGTTGAACGTACTAATTCAAGTGTAGGTACTGCTACAGCCGCGCAGGGCGCAGTAAGCACTGGTGTAGTAATTGATCCTAATCAAATAGTAGATACTCAAACTAAACAAGATATGTTTGAGCGTGGTAGTTTAGCTGATGCTAAGACACAGACTCTAGCTGCAGAGGCTTCTACTAAGTATCAAGTAGAACAGTTGATGGCAGCACTAGATGCTGGAGCAGAACTACCACCTTGGGCTGCACCTGCTGCACGTAAGGTACGTAGTATGATGAACCAAAGAGGACTTAGCTCCTCTTCGATGGCTGCAGCCGCTATGGTACAGGCTTTAATGGAAAGTTCTATTCCTATAGCACAATCCGATGCACAGACACACGCAAGATTACAACTACAGAATTTAAGTAACGAACAACAGACCGCCCTAGCCAATGCAGCCACTATAGCTGCTATGGACCGTGCTAATCTAGACGTACGTATGAAATCAGCACAGATTAATGCACAATCTTTATTACAGATGGATTTAGCTAATTTAAGTAACAGGCAAGCTTCTTCAACATTAACGTACCAAATTAAAGCACAATCTTTATTTAATGATCAATCTGCTGCTAACGCTGCGAAACAGTTCAATGCTACTTCACAGAATCAAGTTAATCAGTTCTATGATACTTTAGGTACTACAGTAGCTAATAACAATGCTAATCGTGAAGTAGCTCTTAATGAGTTTAATACTGATCAAGCTAACTCTATGGCAAAGTACACAGCTTCTCTTGAAGATGCACGAGAGAAGTTTAATGCTAATGTACAAAATCTTGTAGATCAATCGAATGCTATATGGCGGCGTAATGTAAACACTATAAACAATGCTGCACAGAATGCAGCGAACAAGTACAATGCAGAAGTTGTGTTAGGTTTAGGTGTAGATTCTATGAATAATCTCTGGCAGAAGTATCGTGATGAAGCTTCACAAGCTTATACTGCAGGAGAGAATGCGAAGCAACGTGCACATGCTTTAGCGGTTACTGCTATTGCTAATCAGTTTTCTATGGACTTATTCAGAGCAGGTGTGGATCAGGATCAGTCAGAGAAGACATCTAGATTTTTCGGAGGTTTACTTGATAAGGTTATAAGTGCAGGACTTAAAGCTTTCACGTTTGATGGTAGTGGCGGTAGTGATACTGATTTGGAGTCTTGGTATAATTATGATGAAGCGGCTGATGCAGATACTGATCTATTCGACATAGGTTTAATACCTGAAGATGAAGATTGGTGGGTAACAGGTGATGAATAAAGGAACAATGTAAATGAGCATATTAAGCACAGCGACTAACTGGTTAGTCAAGACAGGTCTAGAAGCAGCCTTCGGTGGTGGTGGCGGTGGAGGCGGTGGTGTCAGTGGTCAAGGATTGGCTGAAGCAACACGACAGACACAGCAACAATTGTCTAGTATTCAAGGTAGACAAGTACTACAGCAATATGGAGCGCATAAAAAGAATATACAGAGTGCAGGAATGGGTGCATCTAGACCACCAGACGCTGCACCTAGACACGAGAAAGGTAGGCTAGGCTTACAATTACTACAAAGAGCTAGGCAGGGCGAAGTGTCTGATCCACTTATGATGCAATTAGTTACTAAACAGGCTGCAAGAACAGGAAACATCACAGACGATGTTGTAGCAACCATTCAAGGTTCATATAAAACTACTTCACTGGATACGGGTACACGAACACGTAAAACAGCTAGAGGTAGTTTTCTAGATAAATAGGATAAAAAATTATGGCGCAATCTCCATTTCTTAAAGATGCTTCACCGATGAATACGATGGCAATACCGGGGCAATCTCTAACCGATACACCTAAACAATACCCTTGGGAAAAACCAGCTAAGTTCTCACAACCAGAGAAAGCTTTCGCTGCTATAGCGTCTAATTGTAAGAAGCCTTCAGCACGTAAGGATATAGCTAGACTTTTAGACGTAGGTTTGACAGCAGAGACTTTAGCATCAGGAATGGTTATGAACGCATTTACTGAAGGATACTGCACACCTGATGTCGGAGAGATAATAAAAGAGCCGCTTGTGCGTGTAATAACTAGAATAGGTCTTGATGAAGGTGTAGAAGAAATTGACATTGTTAATGAATTACCAGAACCTGCTATGACACATGACGATTCCTATTCGTTAATGGCTAAAATGAATCCTGAGAAATATGAGAGAGAGATGGAAAAGATACCTGAATATAACTTTGAAGATGAAGAAGAAATGATAGAACCTGAACAAGAAATGTCAGAAGGTTTTATTAATCGTGAGGGGAGTGTTTAAGATGGCTATGCAATGGGGCAGCTTTTTAGAAGGTTATCAAGAGAGTAAAGATAAGCGTGAATCTGCTGAAGCAGCGCAACGTGCCGCACAAGAAGAAAGAGATTACGAAGAGAAAAAGTGGATATTCCAACAAGATTATCAAGCAGCACTTACTCGTGATGAAGCAATGAGGAAAGAAAGAATCGAAAAACAACGCCGCCTTCAGGATAGAGATTGGTCAAAAGAGGATACGCGAAATAATAAAATATTTGAATTATTTAAAGCAGATAAAGAATATATGATGAAAACTGTCGAGGCATTAGCTAAGACACCGGGAGGCGTTCCTCCAAGTCTGGCAGAAAGAATGATTGCTAATAAATATCTTTCTAGACAACAAATTAATATGATGAATACTGCTGGACAGGCTGAACTGAAAGGTACAAAACTTAAAGGAACTGTAGACGGTCTTAATGCAACTTTAACATCACACAGTAAAGGAGCAATTATATACTTTCCGGGCGGTGAACGTGGTTTCGTAAATATGTACAAACCAATTTGGAATCAAACAATATACAAAGATGAAGATATAAATGCTTTCGCACGAGAGTTTATAGGTCAAGTAGCAAAATCAAAAGAAAAATTTTTACGTAAAAATGATCCTAAAGCTACATCTTTACGTGCAGGTAAAGGTGAAGAAGAATTTTCAACTAGCGTTGGAAAAGCAAAAATTACAGCATCGTTTACAACTAATGACCCATCAGATTTAGTTAAGTCTCTAAAAGCACATAAACTTCATATGAATACATTGCTGTATTCTTTAAGAACTAATCTTCAACTTGGTAAAAACAAACCTAATGGTGGGATAGGTCTTAACGCAATAAATGATAAAGACTTTATAAGGGATAGATTAGAAAGTGAGATGTACAAAAGAAATGAATTTATAGGCAAAACAAAAATACCTTATAAAGACTTAAAGACATTTATAAGAAGTCATCAAGGTGGTGACGAATTTATAAAGAATTATATGGAACCACAATCAGGTAATGAACTACTTATAGGTAGAGATGAACCTGCTGTTAGTACACAAACAAAACCACAAGTGTCAGCAGCAGAACCGCCAGTAGAATCTCAAACAAATGCTATAGCTAGTGAAACTTCACAACAGCCATCTACTCTACCTTCTGTTAAACCTGAAGCAGCACCGAGTATGTCTAATGCAGATATTATTTCCAAACCTTATGAAACAGGGGATAACAATGTCTTTTTACCTTCTGGACTAGATTCATCTAAGGAAGGAATATATCATATAGGCTTTGAACATAAACCTGAACATGATTATGGTGTTATGAAAGCAAATCATATAATTATAGGAAATGCTTTAACAGAAGCTACTGGCAGAACTGACTTAGATTCAAATGAAACTGAGAATTATTTTATGCAGTTAAATACAAAAGATAATCTTGTCAATAGAGAACGTAAGAAAGCGTATTTAACCTATAGAATATCTAAAAGATTTCAAGAATTCGCACAGAATCCTCTTGATAGTAGAATGAGAACGCAGATTAGTAAAGATAATACTTTTCATAAACATCTTATAGAACTACAGAACGAAGACCCTAACTTCGATGCTAGATCAGCTTTTGCTGAAGCATATTTTAGGACTATAGCAAGATATGAGGTTGATCCTTCTAAACAAGGAGATGGCTCTTCAAGGGATATAAGTACAGGTTCTTCTATGTATTACAAACAAGATGGAACGCCTCTACCGACATATAGTAGAGCAGTTGCTATTAGAAATAAAACACAAGATATGTTAAATGATTTAGATCATGTAGTTGAGTTAGCTCAAAAAGGTGCAGGAGGTGTGCCTCTAGTTGGTGCAGCATCTGACGCTACAGTTTTTCTACAAAGAATGACCCGTACTATAGGTGATTTTAAAACTCTATTTCAACAATTTGTAAAGAATCCTAATACCTCTAGAGAAGGTTATGAAACTTCTACAGACGTAAATAGAGGGCTTATGAATGACTTTATGGAAAAAGCAGAAGGAGAAAGAATAAGACTAAAAGGAGATGAAGGAGAATATTCAGCTAAAGAGTATATCTACAGATCAAGATTATTATCTGCTAAAATTCAATTAGCGTATACACTGTCATCTGCTTTACAAGGAGATGGAACAGGAGGTGGACGAACTATCTCTGACGCTGATTTTAAATACGCTATGCTTGCAATATGGGGTACAGAGCCTGAACAAATAATTGGTAGATTAACTGCTTTAAGATCATCTACTAATAGTAAACTTAATCGTCTGAAAGCAGATTTTAAATATGATAAATTAGGTCAAGCTGAAAAAGTACGGACCTTTATGAATGAATTTGATAAATATCAAAGAATGGATATGGATGAAAGATGGGCAAGCTTACTAGCTGAAGGAGCTAATAACGAAGGATCAGTACCTTCAGCTACCGATACAAAAGCTATGTACCCTGCACTTGAAAAGAGACTTACTAGCAATGAAGCATTATTAACTTTCGGACAAGATACTGAAGGAAGGATGTTCTCAAATAGTAAGAAAAAAAGAAAAAATCAACTACTAAAAATAGGGAATGTAACAAGTCATCTTTTAAATCATACTCTAATGCCTGATTTAGTAACAGCATATACTACCGCTAAATCAGGAAATGAAGACTTAGACGCTAATACATTTGTCAGAAATTTTCTTAAAGTAGGAACACCTAATCACAAAAATTTTTCTTCTTTAAGAAATACTGTTACTAATTCACTTTTTAGTCGAATAGAAATGATAAATAATACACCTGTTAGTGTACCTAATCCAGATAGTATTTTAAGAAGTAAAGACGGAAAGTTAGTAGTTAGCTCAGATAAGAGTTTAAAACCTGTAAGTGTATTTGATAGGCCTAGCCAATACTATGAAGATAAAGGTAATACAGCAGGTCCAGCTAGTTTGTATTTTTCTATACTGAGTTTCGCCATTGAGTCTTTATACAAATCTAAATCAATTCCTGCATAAGATAGAAAGAAAAATAGAATGGTTATGAATTTATCTACTCCTTCTCTACAAGATCAAATGCAAAATTTGAATATAGTAGAAAATAATGAAGACGATATAGATAACACAACAATAGAAGAACCTTCTTTTATAACAGGAGAAGAAGAATCTGAAGTGTTACTAGGACAAGCTGGTACAGACACTATAAAGATGGATGTTCCTGAACTGTCTGTTGACGAGGAGGACGATGAAGGTAAAGGTGATGAAGGTTTTGTGTCAACTGTTATAGGGGAAACTGGTCAAGCAGTAGGACAAGTAGGTATTGGTTTTACAAAAGGGGCTAAAACTGCCATAGAAGTTATGACAGAGCAATCTGAATCTAATCTAGGACTACTATATAATGTTCAAGAATGGGCTGCAGATCATTTAGGTAATATAGGAACTTCAATTTCTAATTTCTTTAATGAAGCTGTTAATGATGATTTTATAGCTGATCCACTTTCTGTTGTGCAAACTCTGTCTGAAAGAGTAAATGTTCACGGTGCTGCTAATGAAATAATGAATAACACATCTTATAAAAAAGCAATGCGTGATTTAGAAGCAGTTTGGTTAAGAGATTTTCAAGCATGGCTGGAAGTAGAAGGGCGTGATAAAGGATGGGTAGACGCTTTAGCGTACAATACAGGAACTTGGATAGGTGAATTATCTGTCATGCCAACAGGTGTCGGAGCTTTAAAGAAGGGCATGGCTTTTACTCGTCCTAAATCCTCTATAGTAAGTGAAGCTTTTAAAGTGGCGCAAAAAGAAGGTGGAATGAAAGAAGTCTTAAAAAAGTATGATTCTGATACAGCTTCTGTAGTAAAGAAAATGCTAATGAATCAACCAAGCGAATTAACTGGTAGCTGGAGAGAGTTATCGTATACTTTATCCAGAGGAGCAGGATACCATACAGGCGCATCAGTTTATTATGGTTGGGGTGGCGGTATAGCTCAGACTGCAGGATATTACGGTATGAAATCTTTTGGAGATTTTACGGACGAAGAAGCTAAAGGGTACTCTTTAGGATTTGGCTTAATAGGTATGATGATAGGATCAAGACCTTTTACATCTGTTCCTAAAATATTTATAAAGAAAACTATCGGAATGATACCTGCAGGATTTAAAGTGCATGGTAGAAAACAAAATTTAGCAGATGTTACACGTATGGGTTTAAAAGTACGTCATTTACTTTATGCTGAGTATTATAAAAATCAAGGTAATTCAGCTAAATTTAATGAACATTTATTAAGATACTCAGGTGCTGATAAGAAAACAGCTAAAGAATTAGTTTATGATAATGAAGGCAAGGATACAGGATTCTATCTTAATAAAATGGTTGATCATCAAGTTCTAGACGATGCAGTTTCCTTCTTTAGAATGATGCAGGTAATGGCTAGAGAACATCCAGAATACTATGATTACGTAGTAAAAGGCCAAGCAAGAGTCACTAAAAATCAAGAGAGATTTAATAAAGCATTTAAAGATGATCCTGTTATGCTCCAACGTATGCGAGATAATTTTGAAAAAGACTTACGATTAAAAAATAAACATACGGAAGTACATAGCGAAGAGGAGTTAAAAGCTATTATAGATGATTTTGATATAGAAAACCTTACGATGATGCTTGATCAAGTATTTATGTTAGATTTTATGTCTGCCATTAGAAATAAAGCTGTAAGTGAAGCTACTCTTAAAACATTAAGTACTAAAGAAGCTATTGATCTTTTTACAGAAGGATATGATTATAATCAAGCGATGATAGGACAGTTAAATATCATTGAATCTGCTGTAAAAGCTATGAAAAGTGAAGTAGGTGAGACAACTGATACAGCTAAATTCTTAAATGAAGTTGGAAAAACTTATACTAGAGTAAAAAAAGATATAGATGAATCAGATAGTGTTATAAGAAATCTTATAGAAGATGCTGAGATTTCTGCTGAAGGATTATCAGATAGAAATTATATAGAAACTATGCAAGAAATGACAGGGTTTAGAAGATTTCTTGGAAAAACTGATGTATCACGAGTACAATCTGAAAAAGAAATGGTGGAAAATGTTAGAACTAGATTTCACCAAAATAGAGAACAAAAATTAAACCACTATGTAGGTGAATACGCGAAATATGATAATGTAGAAATAGATGCTACACACGTACTTGATAGTCTTGAGGATACATTACAAAAAGACAAAGTAGTACACGCACTTGGCTCTATCGGAAAAGGAACGGCACAAAGAACTTTAGAACGTACATTACCTCAATTTAAAGCACGTATACGATTAACAGGTATAAGGAATAAATTTCAATTAGATGATCTTGAAGAAATACCTGAAGGAATGTCTGAAAATGACTACATCGAAGTTATAGTAGAAAGCGCACAAGAGTTATCTGAACATACAGTTGGTTTGCATACTAGTATAAAAAATATTGATATGGGACATTTTGATATAAACAATATGCGAACTTATTCAAATGATTCTTCACCTATACAAGATGTTTTTAAAGCACATAAAGAAAATCCCTTAAAAGGTCCAGAATTAGCTACAGAACTAATAGCAGCGATGAGAAGAGAAGCAGATGAGATTAGTAAAATACCCTCAGAATCCGCAGATATAGATGCGCTTCTTAATACTTTCGCAGAACCTATTATGACAGTAGGCGATGCTCGTCAAATAGCTAAAGCCTTATTTGAAAGAGCAAGTAAATTATCACCTAGTCGAGAATCATCACAGCGAAGAGATTTGTTCGCATTAGGAAACGATATTATGAACGGTATCGACAAAGGATCACCAGAGGATTACGCTTCTGGTGAAATAATAGAAGGTATAAGAGATGTGTCTTCTAATTATAAGAAGGACATTGCAGAAGTCTACTATCAAGGATGGGGTAAAGATTTTTTAAACTTTCGTCATAGAATAAAAGAATCTGATCCTGCAAGTCTTCCAGACGTTTATGCTGGTATTTTGTTAAAAGGCGATCCTGATTTAGCTGCTACTCAATTCAATGATGCCTTTCCTATAGGTAGTGAAGGTAGAGAAGAAGCTGTAGAAGCACTTATGTATTCTATGGGTAGACTTCTCACTCGTGGATATAGTTTAAATGATTTAGGTAAAAATTTCGATGATTTTGCTGAAAGTTTTGGAGATATAATAGGAACTGATAATATTACTAAATTAAAACAATATCATACTTATATTGGGGGTAAATATAAAATAGCTCCTCCTGAGATTGTTGATGATATAAAAACAGTTAAAAGAGCTATTACAACTATGCGTAAAGACACTCTAGAAGAGTTAGGACTTTCTAGTATCGCACTCTATGCTAAAAGTCCAGAAATTGATCCTGAAAAGTTAGTAAATATGATTTTACATAACACTGCAGGTAGGAGAGCAGCTAGAAAACAAACTCCAGCAGATATAGTAGAAGAAGGACAAGTACGAGACACAGTAAAAGATGTTGCTGAAGTAACTGAAACAGGCGCAGATGTAGATATTGACGCTACATTGAAAAAATCTCAACTACCTGTATTAAGGGGTGGAGAAGAGATTACAGGCGATACTATGTCTATTCTCATAGAAGCTAATCCTGAATTACGTAAACCATTACAAAACATTTATATACAATATCTATTGGATAAAGCTATAGTGCCTACACAAACTAAGAAGCTTGATAGGTTGTCTGGTTCATTAGACTTACAAAAAGAATTGAAAATAGACGAATTTTCTTCAGTTTTTTCAAAAAATAGAAAAGTGTTATCAAAACTATTTGATGAAAAACAAATGAGAAACATGCAAATTTTATTTGAAACTGGTGTTGCTTCTGCAGGAAAGAACATGGCTCTCAGAGTTTTAAATATGGCAGCAGAGCCTACAACATCAAGCAGAGCTTCTAGATTATTCGCACTACAAAGAAAAGTAGTAGGTATGCCTTATCTAGCTACTGAGCAAATGGTTATGAAATATCAACGAGAGAAGGCAGCATTTCTTAAACGTATAATATTCGATCCTGAATTTGCTGAAATGTTAAAAGTAATGAGTACGTCTAAAGTACCCGGAGAAAAACATCTTGGTAAATTTATAGCAAGTATTCGCGCAACGTATGGAGAAGATTCTGTTCATAGACAAGATATCCGCTTTATTAGAGAAGATTTAGCTAGAGGATGGCAAGCCTTTGAAGATTTCAAAAACTTCAAAATTGATATAGGACATTTAGAAAGACTATATGGTGGTAAATTAAATCAAGAACAACTTCGACAAATTGTGTCTGGATTACGTGAAATGAAGACAAAGTATACTTTGCCTGAAAGAAGTAAAGACATGTTTGAAGACGTATTTATGGGTTTACCAGCAGGGACACCATTTTTATCTCCTAGAAGTATGGTAGCTGGTAAGATGTGGACGAAAGCTCTTCAACATTTACCTGAAAGTGGTAAAAAACGGTTAGCTGAAGCAGAAGAGAAGTCTCTAGGAGAAACAGCGAAAAAAATAAGAGAGTATGAAGAAAGACAAATATTACAAGGTCTTATTGGTAAAAATAAACCTAACTTTTAAGGACAATTAACATGATACCTTTAATCGGTCCTATTATCAGTGCAGTAAGCAGCATAGGCGGCTCTTGGATGGAGAATAAGCTCCAAGAGACTAAGGCTAAATCGCAGGTAAAGATTGCTAAAGCTGAAGCTGAAGCAGAGGTACACAAGAAAGTTGCTACTGGTGAGGTTGAATGGGAAAAAGCTATGGCGAAGGCTAGTGGCGATAGCTGGAAAGACGAGTACCTAGTAGTTGTATTGACCGTACCAGCCATTCTAGTCTTTATACCGGGCATGGAAGATATAATACAGAGAGGATTTATGGTGTTAGATACGCTACCTGATTGGTATCAGAATGCCTTGATGATAGCTATATCAGCTTCCTTCGGTATCAAAGGGTTTACTAAATTCCTACGTAAGTAACTTATTAATATCCTCGTAATACGTAGTACTGAGCTTCTTCAAGCGTTTAATAAACTCTGCTATCAAATAAGTATTCTCATACTCAGGTAGCTTAACTTCCATCACATCATAGAAATCTTCTACGGGAACATCAGAGTATTCAACCTCTATGTTCCCTTTCGTATTTAAGAATACTTTAACTTCTGATAATACAGTCTCTGCTTCCCTCATATATCCACTACTTCACACACTCCAGCAGTACAGGCTAGTTCCTGAGATGCCTTCGTGTTATCCTCTGTTTCAAATTCGTTGAGTTTATCCCAATCTATTTTCTTAGGAGTTTTCTTAAATAACTCCTCGTATTCTTCTTTAGTACACTCTTGATAAGGTGCTTGTCTATATGAATGATCAGAGTACGGTAAGAAGCTTATACCACTCAACCTATCAAAATGTTTATAGCACCACGCACCTACTTCCATCCATTCTTCTTCCTTAACACTTATAGTAATAGATGGTTTGTGTTCACACCAGTTTTCGCTGTACGTGAGCCATAGCTCCATATGATCTATTGCAGATAGGTCTTTCCTGAATACTGCCTTATTAGAACATTTAATAGGAAAGGAGAAGACAGTATTGTGTTCAGGTGACATTACATCAGGTTCATTATAGACTTCTGCATCTTTAAGGAACTTAGTCAAAGGGTCTTTGTTATCAGCCCTGACAGTTCTAATATAATACTGAGAATGTCGAGGATGAATACCGCTTGCAGAGTCGGTTAACTGACTTACAGTACCAGACGGTTTGACGCACGTAATAGCCGCTGAAGGTTCGATGCCTAATAGATCAGACCAGACCTTATTAGTCTCTACTGCATGTTCACGTAGCATACGTAAGCGTTTCTCTAAGTACGGTCCATTCTTATTAAGTAGTGGACAGTCCATTATACCCGTCAAGGATACGCCTAATAGACGCTCCTTCTCTGTAATATCTTTCCAACGTTTACGTAGATAATTAAAGTCTGTAAGAGTAGCTTGGAAGGTTCCTAATATCGTAGCATACTCCACCTTCTTCATCAGGGTTTCTTCTGTGTCATCATAGCGGCATACAGCTTCTGTGAGATTACAGAATTGATGAGGATGTAGAATAATCTCACTACAGGGATTAGTACCGTAGTGAGCATCATTAGGTCTACGCTCGAAACGTGAGGCTTGCCACTGTGCAGCTTCTCTATTGAATAGACCACGCTCTCCTGACTTACTCATTACTAAGGCAAGCCACTCCTGCATGAAACTCTCCATGCTAGGACGGTGCGTGTAGGCTACGGAGTTATTCGCCAATGCTCTCTGAGGATCAGTCTTCCACCATTCACCTGCTTTGGCATGGCGCATACGATCATCATATAGATCACTGAGAGATAACAACGCAGACCTACGCACCCCACCAGAGACTACTACTTCACCTATCTTACAGACGATATCATGGCACTCAATAGAGGAGAGTTGCCGCCCGTAAGCATTCTTAAATACATTTATTGTAAAATTAAATAAATCCTCTAAAGGTTCTGGACCTGATGCTCTACCACCGAATGTCTTTAACCTAGCTCCAGCAGGTCTAATTTTACTATAATCTATCTTAGGTATTCTATTAGTATATAAATAACTAATAAGATCACGTAAGCTTCTCGCCCATCCTTCTTTACTATCTGCTACGGAGATAGTGTCATCTGTGTTCTCGAAAGGTTTGTTAGGAATAGAAGGCAAGCAGTTTACGAACTTACGTTCCACTGAGAAACCAACACCTGTACCGTTCATAAGTATATAGAGTATTTCATCGAAGCAACGTGTATGATCTATATGAACGTAAGAGCAATTATATCCTGCTATATTCTCTCTTAACAGAGCAGGTCCAGCCGTCATAAAAGCTCTCATAGACGGCATGACTTTCTGATCCCATATCATATCATATAGTTCAGATAGAGTATCGTCTAGTGTATCCTTATTGATCTTATGATCTAAGGTGTTAATGTGTTCAAGCATAAAAGAGAGATAACGATCTATAGTATCGTCCCAATCTTCTCGTCTACTAGACTCATCTATCCAACGAGCATATCTACTCTTATAGATAAAAGACTGATAACTGTCGAAGTTATCTCTAATGTCTAAAGCATCATTCAGTTTCATTGGCATGATCAAACAAAGTAAAGGTTGTTTCGTTACTTGCTTCTATCTTCTCAACTTCTTTAATGAGCTTAGTAAGATACCACTGAGCTTTGCGTAAGTCTTTCAGCTTATCACCTTTATAATTACACCGCCAGAGATATTTCAATACAGTACCACGTACATACTCACAAAAAGCATTAGGTTCCATAGTAGCATGAATAGCATCTATACACTCTATGCCATCGTGGTTAAGTTTATAATGTTCTGGACTATTAACATCATCCGTAACTTTTACACCAAATTCAACTTGCGTCATCTTCTCCGTTACCCTTCTTTTCTTTATCCTTAAACACATAATTTGCACTTACAGGTAACGTAACCTCGTCACCTTCAGCCATCTTCTTATAGTCTGAAAAAGATACTACATCACCTTCACTAACTATGTCAAGTCTTCTATCTTGAACTTTCTCAATAAAATCGAAACCTTTAGCCGCTACTCTGTCACAATCTTCATCTAATATGGATAATAACCCGTAAGCAATAACAGTTGCGATGGTAGGCTCTTTTTCTTTAGTAGCTGTAAAGTCAAATATAGATAAATTAAAATTACTCTTATCGTCTTTAAAAGTCTCTAACATCAGGAGAACGCCGGGGTTTGTGTTATCATTACTTTTAAGAGAACTGCTTTTTAAACTACCACTGTGCATTATATGGTCTAAGTTCTTTAAACGTTCTAGGGCTTCGTCTTCACCTTCATCCATTCTTCGGGCATCCTTTTATCTGCATGTAAAAAGCCATTCTTCTCACACCACTGAGCATACGTTGTCCTAGAACGTTTGTCAAGCTTATTCCTTGAATTTAAAAATACGAAACGTATATCAACATCAGGATATTGCTCTTTAATAAGTAGATGTTTAGTTCTATCAGCGGCAAAGAAACGTCCTTTAGTTTCTACGTAAAAATTACCCTCACATATATAGAAGTCAGGTGTGTACGTTCTAGGTTTAGGTATGTATTGTATAACATCTTGTTCGTATAAAGAAGCTATCTCTCTTTCACGTAAATCTCTAGCGAAATTAGCTTCGAATTGAGAACGATAACGCCTAGACATTTAACTCAAGTTTCTCAGGTACACATGAAATAGACTTTATTGCACCTTTATATTCAAATTCAGCGATAGCAAATTGTTTAATCTCTTCCAGATTATTTTTAACATGTTCGACACATTCATCTACATCATGAAACAATAAAGGTTTACCGTCTTTTAAATCAATAGTAATGGCATCATTACCTACGTGTAAAGGATCGAACATAAACATTATTACGAATATAACCCATTTCATATTATAACTCTTCCACTTTATTGTAAAGCAATTCAGCTTCAGTGATACGCCCTGTCACATAGTCATAGTACAACTTAGTACATTGACCTGTCAAACCACTAAATCTATTCTTTATTACACGTACGTATGTCGTATGTCGTTCTATTATACAGTCTGCTTGACCATTACGTTCTAACCCGATTACAAGGTCACTTAGTTGTCCTATGGAATGTGATCCTCTAAGGTCACTCAAGCTCACGTTAGTCGAGTTAGTCTCGTGTGATCCATTAGACGGTCTGCGTAGATGTGATACCATGAACAGAGTGATACCTAGCTCCTGTACGAGTGTACGTAATTTAGTAACGCAAGCGTCTATCGTCTTACGCTCGTCTAACGTACCTTCTTGCGAACTCACTAGAATAGAGATGTGATCCAGCACAACGTACCTGCAACCTAACGCTCTGACTAAATAACGTATACGGGCTATAACATTCTCTATGGTATTAGAGCCAAAGTGATCGAAGAAGTAAAATCTATCAGAGGCTAAGACTTCATTGAAGGCTTTCTTATATTCATCATTAGTGTATTCCGTATCAGGAAGATGTAATGGCTTATTTATATGTAAACTCATTAAGCTTTCAGCCGTAGTACGTACGTTCTCTTCCATGAACATAAGACCTATGTTCTCTTTAGTATTTCGAAAGATATGATAGACTATCTCACGTATGAAACTACTCTTACCTATGCCCGTACCAGCGCAGATAGTGACTAACTCGCCTTCACGAATACCATAGGCCATATTATTTAAGCCTTCAAAGGGATAATCTACTTTAGCCTTAACTGGCCCTTCTATCAACGTATCCCATAAATCCTTACCAGCTACTATACCATCAGGAGTGTAGCATTCAGCATTCCACCAATCAGCTACGAATTCAGTTTCCTTACCACCCATCAAGTAATCAGAAGCATCTTTATAGCGAAGCTTCATTATCTTAGCTTTAGGAGATAATAATTCTGCTACTTTCTTAGCATTCTCAATACCGACTTTATCATTGTCGAAACATATAACTATATTGTCGAAGCTCATCAAGTACTCGTAGTTCTCTTCTACGTCTTTAGCGGCTCCTGCGGCTCCTGTCTTTAGACTTAGGCAAGGCCACTTATTATCGAACATCTGGTGTGCCGATAACGCATCTAGTTCACCTTCACAAAGTGTGACAAATTTGCCACCCTTCTTAAAAACTTGTTGACCGAATAAACCAGAAGAACTTATGTCACCTTCTGATATGAAACGTTTATCCTTTCCACGTATCTTATTGGCTATGTGTTCATTCCAACTGTTAAAATAGGGATAGTAATGATGACCATCATCTCCTATAGTAACTGAATATCGCAAGCAAGTTTCAGACGTTATATTCCTACGTGGCATTGACTTGGTTGTACCTACGTGAAGATTATCATTAGTCTTACTCTTAGGTGCTTTCTCTTCCACGACAATTTCTCCATCATTGGCTCTAGTGGTTTTACAAGAGAAGCAGTACGTCCCGTCTACGTAAATAGATAGAGCGTCACTGCTTCCACAATCGGAGCAAGGTAAATGTGCTTGTAAAGCGTTACCCATTATAGTTCAGTACTTCATCTACGTTAGGTAGTTTAGTTACTTTAGTAAAGTATTTATATCCATTAGCATATTGAAACACTCTTAGACCTTTACCGTTATTACTGTCTTTCCAACAGATATCCTTATAGTTACAGAATACGCAGCCCTTATCAAGAATACGATTACCAGACGTACCAATAGGAATATCAGGATGACATAGTTCGGGCATCTCTTTAGAGGCTACTATCTTCTTTAACTCTTTCACTCTCTTAGAGGCGTTTATTGTAGTAAGCTCGTCTATGGTCATCAGAGTTATCTCACCGTTATTCTTATTAATGGCGAAGAACGCACCCTCATCTAAATTCATAGCTTCCATATAAGAACTTATCTGACCTATGTAACCGAAAGGATCAGAGTTAATTAAATCACCTTCTTTAAATTTTTTAAATCCATAATCAGAAGCAGACTTTACATCTACTAGAACCCCATCAATAACAGCATCTATGTGTCCTGTGATACCTTCCAAGGTAACTTCTTTCTGTTGATCCTTGACATCGTGACCTGCTTCTTTAGCGAGGAATAGTAACATAGCCTCTAAGATATGTCCGTAGAAGAAACGCATACGTTGTTGTGGTATCTCTTTACGCTGTACAGGATCGTTAATTTCGAACCATAGTTTACGGTTCTCACGACCTACGGCAGACAGACGTAAACGTTTCCTTTCGCCCTCATAAGGTGCAAGGAACTTAATAACTTCATCTTTCATAGTAGCTAAGAAGTCATTAAGGTTATCCTCATTAACTTCTTTCTCGCCAGTATCTATTAAATTCAAGATATCTTCTACGAGAGTAGTTATATTCTTTTTTTTCTTTCTTGGCATGTTATTCCTTTATAATAAAATGAGGATTTCTTGTGAAGGCATCCTCTGACCCAATGATATTTTTTTACCGGAATAGAATAGACGCTATCATCTTAACCGCTTTCGCTACGTCTATATTCGATAGTACCATCCCTCTCTATCGAATATGCCTTCCCAATCAGAAAGCCCCCTACTATTACACTAGCTAGTAACTACCTTATAGATCGTCACCAGCCTCGAAAGGTATGTCTTCACCTTCCAAGTCACCAAGAACGAAACCATCATCTTCAGCCTCAAGATCACCAGTTCCATTCATATCAGCAGCTTTAAAGTCTATCACCATTAAAGAGTTTAACGATGCGCTGATACCAGACTTCTTCTTAAACGTCCAATCGAAAGGAGTAACTGAACATTTAACTGTGCTACCGTTACCTATCAGTAAATTGGAAGGCCAGATGTTCTTGGCAGCATCCATTACTTTAGGACGGCGTTTAGTCTTAGCAACGATAAAGGAACCTTTATGTTCTTTATCGCCTTCGCCTTGACGTACTTCAATGCCAACGCCTTCCAGCTTCTTTACAGTAGCCTTATCTAGTTGACATATATCGACCTGAAATTTTCCCGACAGGTCATTCGGTTCGTGAACACACGCCCATTGCGCTGTGCCTTTTATCACCATACTCTGATACATATTTCTATGTCCTTTCTCTTTAGTGAGTTTCAGCCCAATTCAAACCTGACTTCGCGTCAGCATTCAAGGGCAACCTTACACGCAGTATACGACCTGCTTCTTGCATTGTCAAGTCTGCCGCATACATTATTTTGTCAACATCATCAACGTGGACTTCGAACTGCATCTCATCGTGGATTGTGTTCACTAAATGTGCGCGTAAGCCGTGTTTTCGTATGTAATCATCCATACATATTGACCACTGTTTGCAAGCTATCGCTCCCGCTCCTTGCAGCAATGTGTTCAAAGATGCGTGTTGATGACGTACGAAAATTCTTCTACCATCTAATCCTTGTAAGGAACCTCTCTCTGCCATCTTCTGCACTCTGTCAATGAGAGAGTCAAGAGAGGGCATATTAGCTAGGAAATCACGTTTTAACCTAGCACCATCTCTTAACGTTCCACCTACGACATGTCCTAATTTCTCTACGCCAGCACCATATAAGAATGCGTAGATGAAACGCTTTGATTGCGCTCTGGTATCTAAGCCAGCGGCTATTCTATTTACCTCGTGAGGATCACCGTTTAATACTACGTCTATATACTCTTGATCCTTCATGTAATGAGCTAACATCCTTAACTCTAAGCCTTTAGCATCCATACCTACTATCTTGTAATTACCGTTAGGAATAGTGAAACAAGCTCTACATTCCGTACCGTATGGTTTGTCAACTGAGACAATGTTCGCCATATTAGGATTAGAATGGGTCATACGTCCCGTTACAGCCCCCATAGTGTACACAGTCCCATGTATTCTATCATTTGCGTCCATATTTTCTAACCACGCCTCTACGGTCTTCCAGCGTGTCTCTAGCATCTTCCACTCTGCTAGCTTTTTAGCAGCTTCGGGCGCATTATCGTGTACAGTATTAAGATTTTCCTCACAAATCTTCGGTGATCCTTTAGGTGTAAACACTTTAGGACTCCACCCGTACTCGTTAAGTCTCTCTACTATCTGTTTAGGGCTGGCTAGATTAAACTCTTTGAATGTAATAAGTGAGAAAGGTCCACCTACTCCTTCTATGTTACGTAAGCTGACTTTAGACATTGAGCCATCTTTCTTATATTTAGGAGTAACTTCCTGTAGAAATTTCGCCTTCGGTAAGAAGTCTTCCTTGACCTTCTTCTCAATGCTCTTCGCTTTCTTCTTAGTTTCTATGTATAACTCTACGGCCTTTCTTTTATCAAGAAAGAAACCATGTAGCTTCTGCTTATTTATTATATTAGCTATCTGATGTTCTAGCTCTAAACTCTTAGTAGAGAACTCAAGACCTTCGACTACTAACATATTATAGACTTTCTCTGTCAAGAGGACATCACGAACACAATACTCAAGCATCTCTTCAGTATATTTAGAGAAGTCATTAAATTCTATTTTATCATAATTTAACAATCTGCCCCAATTCTCTAAGGAATGACCACCTTCTCTCTCAGGATTATAAAGCCTAGACATGATTAACGTATCTTTAGCGTTAATGAGTTTAATATGTGTACCCCACAATTTATTTAGTATAGGGAAATCAAACTCAATGCCATTATGTGCAATAAAGATATCATCAGGCTTTAAGAACTCCTGCAAAGAAGTCTTATCTAAGAATTGAACAGGTTCACCCTTATTAACTTCTTTACACACAACACACCAAATAGTCTTAGCGTCTAGTGCGTCAGTTTCAATGTCTATTATAATCTTTCTAGGCATCTCACTGTAAAGTAGGTTTCTTAAACCCTTCTATATCATCTACACTATCTAAAATCATTTTCATAGTTTCTTTAAAATCTTCCTCTGACAACATAACCTTATACAATCGCACTGTATTACACATGAGAACACCAGCAACTAACATACCGTTATAATGTGCCACTAACTCAGATATGTTTTCTATCACAATATCCGATACCTCGTCAATCATTTTTTTAGCTTCTTTATCATCAATCATTATCTTTTTCCCATCTATAAAATATGTGATCCTCTATCTCTATGGTCATAGTTTTAGAAGCCGCCCAAGAAGGTAGTATATAGTCAGCGTGGTAGTGTGTCGCACCTTCCGTAATATCTAGGTACGGTGTAATTTGAAATAACACATTGAAAGCAAGTTTATGTATTTTAGAGTACGTTTCTTTCTCTTCTGGTTCATCTAGTTTACCATCACAATACCAACTAAATTGGCATTTATTAAGAATAGGTATTAGTTCTCCTGTATTCTTCCAAGATAGTCTAGTCGGCCCTTGTTTAACTACTTCACAGATAGTGTTAGGGTATCTATCATCTGCTACTCTATTCATCACTACGTTGGTTACAGCTAATTGACCAGCGAAACCTTGATTACGTGCTTCAAAATATATATTATCTGCCAAGCACGTAACCTCTTCGGGTGTAACACCCATTAACCACCCTACTATTAATATTGATTTCATTTTAATCTCTAACTTTAATACTTAAATTAGAGACTTTACGCATCTTCTTCATAACTTTCTTATAGATATCTTCTTCGTTCTTATTAACTAATATATTAATTGGCATAGTACCTTGAGAGAAGTTACGTAGATAACTAATATGCTCTTTAGCTTCTTTCTCTGTTTTTTTATTACTCTTCGTAATCATAATAATCCTTAGAGTTATTAGTGCGTGAATACTTAGTTTTATCTCTAAATACTCTTTGAGAATATTTAGGACTGTGTAGCTCTTTAGCAACAGGGTTTCGTTGCTTGAAAAACTTTTTGTTTTTCTTTGCCATTCGTTCTATGTCGATTTGTCTACGTTTGTAACTCATTGAATTTACTTAAAAATTTAGTGTTGACATGCGTTGACGTTAGGAGTAGTATACACATTAATCAAATTAATGCAAGGTGTATTTCACGATGAATATTTTTTATTTAGATACCTCTCCAGCGGTTTGCGCTCATTATCATTGTAATAAACACGTTGTCAAAATGATACTTGAATATTCTCAATTATTATCTACTGCACATCATGAATGCGATGGGGTTCCTTCGATAGAGTGTTACAAAGCTACGCACAAAAATCATCCTTCTGCTCTGTGGGCAAGAGAGAATACATTTAATTATAAGTGGCTGTATAAACTTTTATATTATACTGCATCAGAGTATACTACACGTTACGGAAAAGTACATCTAACAGAACGTAAAGGTATAATAGATAATCTTTATACTTTACCTAAAAATTTACCTGTCGGTGAAAAGATGACAACAATTCCACAATGTATGCCTGATAAGTATAAAGTCAAAGATGATCCTATCAGTGCTTATCGTAATTATTACATAGGTGATAAATCACGTTTTGCTAAATGGCAAGATGATAGTCAAACGCCCACATGGTTCTTACATGGTTGTGTTGCCTAATGCCGATTATAAAACAATATAATTTAGTCACTAATGATGTTCGTGACAATGAAAATGTTTTCTTCATGTTCCTTGAGAACAAAAAACGTATAGGTGGTGGGCATATTGCTATGTTATTACGTGATAGTAGTAACGCTATTCCACTTACTGTGAAGAAATCTAATGGGCAAGGTATCGCACATTATTTTCATCGTGAAGACTTAGTATACGCAACTGATGATCTAATCTTTCAATTAAATATTGCCAAAGATGTATTGAATAAGGGTTGTATTGTTGTGTTACCTATGGAGTGTTTTGTAGATAATGAATTTGTCGAAGAAATATTCAGAGAAGCTTGTGAACCTTTCGCTAATAATTTCTATAATCAATTAGATTATCTGTTTGAGAATTATAAGGCTAAGAAATATGTCGCTTAAACTATTATATTATACATTACTGAGGAACGTGTTCTTTCAAGCCTTTAAATTATTCAGTAGCATAGAAGCTTCATTATACAGGAACCATGTAAAATATCATAAGATTGTTCAAGGTATGCAATATGGAGCGTGAAAGACATAAGATTGATTGGTGGATTAAATGGGTATCAAGTATTATTTTATTATGCGGAATGATCTTGACATCCCAAAATATATACCCTATTAATCTAATGATTCACGCAACAGGGGTATTAGGTTGGTTGATTGTGTCTATAATGTGGAATGATAGAAGTTTGATTGTTGTCAATGCTTGTGCGCTTACATTACTTGTCAATGGTCTAATAGCCTATTTAATAGAAGGGCTGCAACATGGCTAGACAACTGTACGAAACCAAAGAGGATATCTCTAGGGAGAAGGTCACTCTAGATTTTGTCAAAGATAAACTTGGCATGGGTGATCTTGTCAAGTTACCTATCAAATATAAGATAGACTATATTGAACTAGGTAGATTTAGTGACGGTGGAAAGTCTATAGTAAATTTCGTAGAGATAAAGAATAGAACAGTTGCTAAAGACAAGTACGATACGTATATGATATCTGCTGATAAGTTCACAACAGCATCACAATATGTAAAACGTTTTAACGTAGGCTTTAAACTCATAGTACGTTGGAAAGACGTAGTAGGGTGTTACACTCTTAAAGATGGTGACAAGTTCAGTCTTGGTTTCAACGGTAGATATGATAGAGGCGATTGGCAAGATGTAGAGCCTGTCGTTTATATTCCTATGAGGGAGTTTAAAGATGTTATCTAAAAAACATACTGCTATATTAAATGCTACAGAGAAAGATATTAAGAGATTTTGGAGTAAAGTAGATAAAGGTGAAGGTACTTTAACAGAATGTTGGGAATGGTTAGGTACTAAAATCGTTGAAGGGTATGGTACATTTTCAATAAAAAACATCGAAGTTAAATGCCATAGATTATCTTTCTTTTTACATACTAGTATTTTAGATGATAATTTATTAGTGTGTCATATATGTGATAATCCTAGTTGCGTTAATCCTGATCATCTTTGGTTAGGAACTTTACGAGCTAATAATTTTGATAAAACGTTAAAAGGAAGAAATGCTAAAGGTTCTATGTTTGTTAATAAAACTTTATTGAATGAAAAAGATGTAAAAGAGATATTAATTCGTTTACGTAATAAAGAGTCTTGTGTGTCTATTGCTAAAGATTACCCTGCCTCTGTTCAAGCTATCAGTCACATAAAAGCAGGAAGGTCTTGGAAACATGTCACGTTATCTTAAACTTAAATACTGGATATTCGATGCCGTAGATAAGATGTTTAGATATTTACTTAAAGAGGGTGAATATAGAAAGAAACCTAAACATACTCCTAAGATAGAACGTAAGAATACGCCTCATACTGCATACGAGGCTAGGATGCCTAGTCTTGAGCGTAGGGTAAAAGCAACTAGGGACCAACACTAGAGAAAGGTTAAATACATATGAACAGCTTACATATTAAGAAGGGAGAAAAGTCCTTGCAAAAAGAAAGCGAGTATGCTAAATACGATGTTGACGGTGATGGTATTGTGTCCGATGAGGAGATGGCTACTATTCACGCGATCAACGCAGAAGCTAAATCAGAAGCGCAAAAACAGATGGCTTGGGTTGCTATGATATCAATGTTGGTATTTACACTTATGGTCTTCTTACCTATCTTTCCTGATGGTAGGATAAAGGCATTAGCTGATCTATTCGGTCTATTCTATATTGGACAGGCTGGTGTCGTAGGTGCTTATATGGGTATGACTGCATACATGTCTAATGGAAAGAGGTAAGTATGATTGTAATAGCTTTAATAGCTTTAATAATCTCTGTTGATTATTATCAAGATAATGAATGGAGATATGTCGGTCAACATGAATGTAATCAAGTTGGCGTGGTAGAACAGACTAAAGCTAGGGTCTATCCTATAGAAGTAGATGGCTTCAAACCTTATATTCTTTTTAAGCAGAAGAATAAAGATGGAAGCTATGTAGTTAGTTGTGTGTTGAATAAGGAGAAGTGAGTAATGAGCCTACCTAGTAGAGCGCAATCTGACTTAGAGGATAGGGCTAACGAGGTACTAGATATCCTACAACTGGTTCTAGCTACTGAGGTGTGTGACGAAGTGCATAACATTCTTACAGATAAGATTAAAGAGGCTATGTCAGAAGCTGGTTTGGATGGAGATGATGGAGAGTTTCTTGATGAGGCTACAGAGATGTTGATTAAGATTTTGCAGAAAGAGGATAAGAAATGATATTAATCTTAGCAATCTGTGAGACATGTAGGAATACACAAGAAGTACACCATCTTGATTTCTCTAAAGTCTCTTGTAGAAGTTGTGGCAGTGACATAGAGAATGATGTAGTAGATGTAAAGAATATAGAAGAACCTACTACGTTACAGAAATTGTCAATGATGAAAAAAAATGTCAGGGACTTGCAAGAATCCTTGACAAATGCCAATAAGCGTATCAAATACTTGCTTGATATCTACAACTAATAATGATCTTGTCAAGCTCTAATTTTGTCAACATAGGATAATATTGTCATGGGTAAGAAAAATAAATGGTGGAAGGATACACCACCTAAGTTTAAATATAAGATACCTAAATCTCGTATGGAGAAAGACGGTAGGGGATGGCGTGTTAAAAAGAGTGAAGAGGAATTAGATGATGAGCATACTGCTAATGAATTCCTTAGACGTAAGAGAGAGACAGAACTGTGGGCTAAATACTTAGACGGTAGGACGTTTACGTAAACTATTTTGTCAACTATTTTGTCAACTATTTTGTCAACTATTTTGTCAACCAATAAACTATTTTGTCAACCTATAAAGGAAGAGTACAGTGCAGAGTGAAGCAGTAAAGGTCGAGATTAAAAAGCGCAACGATGGGAAGTACAACGTCTATCAGGAATTCACCATTAACTCAGCAGTACGTCAAGGGAAGGAAGCACTATTCTATTGTGACGTAGCAGATGAAGAGAAAGACGGTAAAGAAGTATTTGATTCCATTAGGAACAATAAGTTTACTGTACATAAACGCATCGCCCGTTGGATAACAGTTGCGGTTCTACAAAACAAAAAGCTTGCTACAGAATACTGCAAGAAGACATGGGGCAGACAGTGCTTTAAAGAGAAAGAAGGTATGTCTGTAACGTACGTATGAGCTATGTAGGTGTTACGTAATACGAATACCTGTAATATATTTACTATTAGATTTCCGTGTCACTCGTGTCATCGTGTCACCTTTTAAAAAAAGTTCTTGACAAGGGTTTTCGAATGTGGAGAATGGGGTTTAATATGGTTAAAATTTTAAAATACATTCCGAAAAAGTTACATTATCCACTTGGATTTATAGTTGGTTTTATTGATCAATTATTGTTAAAAAGGAGATTTCGAAAATGGTCAAGTTGACTCGTAAGCAGAAAGAAGCCCTTAAAGAAGTGTGGAATAGGGATTGGCTGAAACCTTCATCTTACTTAGCATTTCGGCGTACTGTAGAGGGTACAGTCTTTATGGACGATGCAATAGTAGTCCCATATTGCGGAATGTTCTTGGCTATCGAGACTGATGGCTACATCCACTCATAAACAGGAGTAACGTAGCGTGTTGCCAATCACACAAATTCTGGAAGTCTTATATAATACACGTAACGAGATGCGCTTACAGGAGCAAAAGAACCATCACGGTTGCATTGACGCATATTGTAAGCATTGTGATTATGAGACAGGTTTTAAATTTTCAACTTTAGATAGTTTAATAGATGAACTAGAAGATGTTAAATATGGTGATGTTATTAAAGCTTTAAAGAATAGAGACAAGTACTGTAAAGGAGTAACGTAGTATGGCATTTACACGTAGACACTATGAAGCGGTAGGAGATATTATAGCACGTAGCGGAGATGAAGAGTTACGTTCTATGTTAGAAGAGTATTTCTCAGAAATGTTCGACAAAGATAATCCTCTATACAAGAGAGAGTTATTCCAACGCCGTTGTAATGTAGAAGTTACGAAGGAGAAAAGAGAAGGCAGTTATCTAAAAGATGGTGTGTATTACTCTGCCGATGGAACAGCTTTGATGGATTGGAACCTCTAATGTCTAGTAGACACAAAGAACATGCACATATGTTAATAGCAGATAACTCTATTGATCATATCCGCATACTTATACGTGAATTAGTAGTGTTCGATAATAGATTATGTGATCCTGTTACTGGTGAGGACATGTCTTTATCTAAGACTAAAACAGTCATTCGAAAGATGATTGAGATAACTAGAAAGAAGCTATTAAATCCATTAACTCATAGGGGTTGGATAACTGACGGAGCAGTAAACGAGTTAGACCTATTGAGTGAAAGTCTTGATGATGTTAAGTATAAGGTTAGACTATCACCAAAAAAGCGAATACTTAAAAAAGATATTGCGTGGAATTAATCAGGAAACTATTTTGTCAACTATGAAACTATTTTGTCAGCATAAAATGAAACTATTTTGTCAACTATTTTGTCAACGCCTAACGCTTAAGAGTATATGAGGTTTCGTGGTTGGCCCTTATATACTATCTAGCGAGGCGTTAACGATGGCGGCGGCGAGAGAGGTTTTTTGTCTCCTTCCTCTTTTGCCGTCGTCGCTTCTTTTTACCTTTTGCTAGCGTCTTCTTACGTAATAAAAGACTGCTAAAGACGCTTGCAAATTACCGCCGCCAAGTCTATATCTTGGCTTATCTGAAACGTGACTAGAAAGGATTTATAATGTCACATGAAATTGAGACGATGGCTTATGCAGGTGAAGTGCCTTGGCATGGGCTAGGTAATCCCGTTACTAATGAGATGTCACCATCCGAAATGATGGTGGCAGCGGGTGTCGATTGGGAAGTACAATTGACAGCGAACCACTATCCACCAGACCACGCGCATTTTGCTGGTCAACCAGTACCAGACTCCCATTTTATTGAACGCTCTAGCGATGGTAAAATATTGGGCGAGTACGTTGCCGGGACACAATACAAGACATTTCAGAATAAAGACTTGTTTGAGTTCTTCGCCCCGTTCATTGATGATGGTAGCATGTTCTTACATACTGCCGGGTCGTTATTCGGTGGTAGAAAGGTATGGTGCATGGCTACGACTAATGAGGGTTTTACACTCGGCAAGGATGACCAAGTGAATAATAACCTACTGTTCACGATTGCTCATACTGGCGTTAATGCTAACAGTGCTTTATTAACACCTATTAGAGTGGTGTGTAATAATACGATGCGTCTCGCTCTACAGAGTAGTGACGATATTGTCACCCATAATCACAAGGTGCCTTTCGACGCTGACGCAATGAAGGTTGCCTTGGGTATATCGTCGGAGAACTTCGGAAAGTTTGAAGAGCTTGCTAAGGCTATGGCTAAGAAAGTTCTTCAAGGTGAAGAGGAAATAGAGTTCTTTAAATATGTCTTCGGTGGAAAAGAGCGTGTCGGTGATAACAATGTTGTCATTCAATCGGAAGGTGTCAGAAAAGCTATGTCATACTTTCGCGGTCAACCTTTCGCTGCTACTTCTAGCAAGGGTAAGAATGTCACCAAGAAAGAACTTGAAGAGCGCAACGCTTCACAAGCTGCTACGCTTCAAGATCTTATTGATAGCATCAAAGCTGGTAGGGATATAGATGTCGATAGCTTGACCAGTGTCAATGCCGATACTGATGCCGTCGAGGTAGAGTCTGTCAACGATGATGCGACTATCAACCCCGGTTGGAATCTCAAAAGTTCTGAGGGTACGCTTTGGGGTGCTTACCAGACTGTCATGTATATGGCAGATCATAAACCTGTCAGAAACTACGGCGATGATATCAGGCTTGACCGTGCGCTCTATGGTGCGCCAAGTGGCGGTCGTGACGTTAAAGGTAAGGCCCATGAAAAAGCCCTTGAGCTTGTGGCGGCATAATCGATGGAATTGCTTCTTGTTCTCTATCGATTGGGTCTGGTTGCTGTTGCTGTTCTTGTTCTTATGATCTTGATGGGATAGCGACCATATAAACTAACTTTTAATATTTAAACTGTACAACGGTGAAGCATTCAAGTATAAGAGTGCTTCACCGTTTTCTTTTTAACTACACATACAAGGAAGGATGAACAAATGCAGATTACAAGAGTTAGCAAGTATTCAAACACTACGAACACGCAAGAGATTGACGTTACACATGAGCAATTAGACGCTTGGCGGTCTGGGGTATTGATACAGGTTGCAATGCCACATCTCTCCGCTGACGAGCGCGAATTCATCATGACAGGCATTACCAGCGATGAATGGAATAAATTATTCCCGCCAGAAAGTGAGGATGTAACATGGTAGATCCTAAAACAGTTAAAAACATGAAAACCCTTACTTGCTCTATCTGCGACAGTGAGTATACCGGATGGGGTAACAATGCTTGGCCTATTAATGAGGGTCGGTGCTGTGATGATTGCAATGGTAATCACGTTTTGCTTGCACGACTCGCTAGAATGCATAAACTCGACACATTAGGTGATCAATCTGACTTAGAGGTGTTTGATGATGATTAAGAATATCCGCTTTAAACGTTTGAATGAACCGCACTATGATGATTACAAGTATCGCTCCGACATGCTCGACAACTTGAAAGCTATGCTTGCAATAGTCGGTGTATTATTGGCATTGTTCACAGTCTGGGTAATCACGCCCTAAAACATCATAAGGAAGGAGATTATAAAATGAGTATTGAATTAAGACATGGTATTTTCGAGAACTTTGACGGTAAGCTCGAACACAGTTCCAAACTTTATGTCTTTGACGTTAACAAGATCTGGATAAATCAACGTTTTGAGAATGAAGATGGAACAGAAGTATTCACGCTCTATTTGAGTGAAAGTAACGGTACAGTTCACCAAGTAAAGCTATTCACTACCGACCAGAAAACAGAGATAACCTTGACACCAGATGCAGAACGTAGGTTTAACAGCATTCCACAAGCTGCGAGGGGTTCTATTGTGGATATGGTCGTGCCTAATGATGCGATAGACGAGCCAATTAAGCCTATCTGATACAACTAATCCTCCCTAGAAACTTAGCCCCTTGCATGGTTTGCGAGGGGTTCTTTTTTGCCTACGTGCCAGCATGACATATTTAAACATCTAATTGAATGTAAAGGGACACTGGCATTATGCAGGGTAGTCGGATTGTGCGCTATGCTGCGCTAGCTATCCAACTATTTTGTCAATGCAGCTTGCACACATATGCGATAAGGAAAAATAAGCTCTATGGCTCTATAGAATGATTAGGACATATACACAGCTATATAGTTATTAAGTCATCACCGATTATTCGGGCGTGTGGAAGCTCTAGACGGGCGCGATAGGGCCACTAGGGTCTACCCATACTCTTACTCCTAGCCCCTCTATTTTTTTATTTTTCTGAGGACTATAGGACTAGACAGCAAAAAGGCACTGCTTTGATTATACAGTGCCTCTTTCTATCTATAAAAGGTTAAGAAATAGTATAGACTATTTAGCCTACTCAGTCTCTACGCATTATAAGCTCCAAGGTAACTTCAGGGTTCTTACTGAATCCTTTGTCTATGAACTCACACGCTCCTGTTAAAAATATAATAGATATCATACAAAATATAATAACTATACACCCTAGATACTTCATAACAGCCTCTTCGTCTACATTATCTCTAGGCATATAGACTCCTTCCTATATTGGGTCTGTGTACCCATTATACACCCCCACAGCAATCTGTCAAGAGAAAAGTGACATTTTTTTATATTTTTTTTATATTTTACTTGACAGTGTTGCATTTTTGCACTATAATAGAACATACAAGGAAGGGAATAATATGTGTTTGTTTATTACGTGCCATTACGCACTGCTGATGAGAACATAGAAGGAGAGGGTATATAGACTTATAGTAAAAGATGTAGTTCGTAAATCATCTTCCTGCAGTTAATAAGTACCATTGAGACTACTTCGATTACACAGTACTCTCAACAGATATATACCTTAAATAAGTAATAATAACGACACTCACAGCATCCGATGAACATTCTGATCTATATTATTTCCTTCCTTTCTTTTATACTCGAAAGTTACCAGTTAAGATATCTCGACATGGTAGCGATGGGGTTTATATGTTAACGAGGGAGTGAATAATGTCTATAATGGATTGGGTTATGAAACGTATCGTAGAACCTTCATCGTGGATAGCAGTAGGCGTAGGTGCTATTATCTTATCGATGATAATGCCTAGTTGGGCGATGTGGTTCTTGTGTATCGCTGGTGCTACTACGGTGGCTGGTGTCATCATGAAAGAGAAGGCTGAATAGTTCAAGTAATATGTTACCTCAGACAACTACAGTAAACAATAAGAAGAAGCGAGACTTAACGGATAAACAAGAGAAGTTCATCAATTGTTTACTATCTAATGGGGGCAAAGTATCGAAGGCTGTAGTAGCGGCTGGCTATAAAGAAGCTAGCCGTTCTTGGTTGATGAAGACGCTGAAGGATGAAATCCTAGAGCGCACCAAGTCCATGCTAGCCTCCTATTCAGTTAAGGCGGCACACAGAATAACAGAGGGCTTAGACGCTGATGGCTCTACGCCGATGAACCAGATGGACATGCGCTTAAAGAGTGCAGAGGCTGTATTGGATCGTGTAGGCATTGGCAAGAAGCAGATATCAGAGGTACAGGGCGAAGTGATACACGGTATTGTCATGTTACCTGCGAAGGATCAACCTAAAGATGTGGAGATTACAATTAATGAGGATATGAGCTATGGCTAATAAAGACCCACGTAAAACAATGAAGAAGATATACAAAGGACTAGATTATGTCCATTCTGAAAAAAGAGGGATGAGACATAAAGAGTCTGTACCTGATTGGAGATGGGTTGATCCTCCGAAAGGGTCTTCTGTTAGTGAAATAGCTAAAGAAAACGGTGTTAGTGTTAAAAGTATACTGGCCTTAAATCCAAAATTAAAAAAAGACCCACATTTTGTAAGTAGATTTAAAAAGATAAAAGTGCCTACCACTGCAAAAGGAAAGAGAGTTTTTGAAGGTACGCCTAAAAAGGAACGTAAAAAACTAGATAGAACTTCTCCAAGATGGACAGGTGTAGAGGCTGTTACTGGAAGTGCTTATCCTAAAGAAAAAGCCTCTGGCGGTTCCGTAAAGGGCCGACCAGCTAAAAGATCAGCGGAGAATTCGTAGTGTAATGGGCAAGTCAGGATGGGAAAAGGTATTAACAAGACGAGGTGAGACTTTCTCTGATATGAGTACGTTGTCATCTGAAGAAGTTGCTAAAGGTTTAGCAGAGGAAGATGCTTATGCTAATAGAGATTATAAATCTGTAACTGAAGGTGGAGATACCCTTTATATAAGAACTAATATCCCTAGAGTTAAAAGACGTATTGCGTTAGAAAAAGAATATACAAAAAGACGTAATAGAAATCCACATTCAGGGCATATTCGAAAGTTATATTATAAAGAACGAAATAAAATACGTAGAGCTAACAATCTTAAACCTATTCCAACTCCTAAGAAATATGCTTATGGTGGTCGTGTAGCTAAAAGGTCAGTGGAGAAGTCGTAGAGATGTCAGGGATACTATTCGTAAGAGCGATGGAGACAATGATGCCGATTGAGAACGATAACGAGAAATGTCCTAAGTGTGGACGCGAAGGATGTACGTGTGATCCTGATACGTGTGATTGCGAACCTTCTGTGGTGGATCAACAGGAAGATTTAATACAGGATTTCGAGGAATAGCGTAATTGCCCGATGAGCAGAATAAGCCAAAGAAGCGAGGAAGACCGAAGCTCGTAAGAGGCGAGAAAGGAAATTATAACGTATCACGCATAGAGAAGAGAAAGCGTGAGATACGTAAAAGAGTTAAAGTCGCACAGAATGCGGAACGTAAAGCTAAGAAGCGGCTAGATAAACTCAACGACAAGCAAGCCAACATCAAACATGCAAATATATTATTAAAAAAAGGTGGGCTGGCAGTCGAAGAGAATGTTAAGAAGTTACCTAAAAGTGTACGGGCAGCGTTACACGATGATACACAAATCCTATTTAATCCGAATGCTGGCCCACAGACTGACTTCTTAGCAGCCCCGGAGAAAGAAGTACTCTACGGTGGTGCGGCAGGTGGCGGTAAGTCATTTGCTATGCTAATGGACCTTTTGAGATATGCACACAATCCTAATCATCGTGCGCTATTACTCAGAAGGACTTTAGCGGAACTAACGGAACTTATAGACCAATCTAGGAAGATATATCCACAAGCTTTTCCCGGTGCTGTCTTTCGAGAATCTAAAAGTACATGGTCGTTCCCTAACGGTGCTACTGCTCTATTCTCCTACGTAGATAAGGACACGGACGTAACGAGATACCAAGGTCAAGCTTTCACTTGGATTGGTATAGATGAATTAGGTCATTACCCTACGCCTTACGTCTGGAACTATCTACGAAGTCGCTTACGTACGACAGATAGTACGATAGAGACATATATGAGGGCATCTGCTAACCCCGGTGGAAGCGGAGGATGGTGGATAAAGAAGATGTTCATAGACCCTTCACCGCCTAATGAACCTTTCTGGGCTACGGACATCGACAGTGGGAAAGTGTTATTACATGGTATTAACCATCCTCAGAGGCCGGGACAACCTCTCTTCCAACGTAGGTTCATACCTGCTAGGCTGACAGATAACCCTCACCTAGCAGAGTCAGGCGAATACGAAGCGATGCTCTTATCGCTTCCTGAAGTAGAGAGAAGGCGTTTACTAGAAGGAGATTGGGATGTCGCAGATGGTGCAGCGTTTTATGAATTTGATAGAGCAGTCCACGTTGTCGAACCATTTGAGATACCATATAACTGGCCCAGAGTACGCTCTGCTGATTATGGCTATAGCAGTCCTAGTTGTGTTCTTTGGGGTGCAGTAGATTGGGATAATAACTTCTGGATCTACAGGGAATTATATAAGAAAGGGTACACTGGAGAAACTCTGGCAGAGATGATAACTGCTTTAGAGTACGATGATCCACCGATGAGTATCTCAGTCTTAGACGGAGCATGTTGGTCTAAACACGGTACTGGACCGAGTATTGCAGAGACACTAACAAGGAATGGTGTACGCTTCATACCAGCCGATAAGAATAGGATGGCAGGTAAGATAGAACTACACAGGAGATTAGGCTTCAATGAACGTACGGGAGAACCAAGATTACGCATCGTTAGCACTTGTACTAACCTTATTCGTACCTTACCGACACTCCCCTTATCGAAAACCAATTCAGAAGACGTTGACACGAAAGCAGAAGATCACGCCTACGATGCGCTTAGATATATGTGTATGACGAGACAGACAGGACTTCCACACGCAGGAATGCTTAATAAAGTAAAAGAACAGACCTATGAACCAATCAATCAAATATTCGGATATTAAAGATGGCTGAACAAGACGAAGCACTGTTAAAATTCATGCAAAGAGGTTACACTCCAGACTCTTTCACTGTAGACGAGTATTCTGGTAGAAAAGTAATCAATCCTTCAAAGTTTACACTTGGAGATGCAGAGATTCATTATAGTTATGATAGAGTAGGTAAAGGAGATGTTAGAGCAAAGTTAACAAGATTTGGCTCTTCTCAAAGATTACTTGGTTCGATGACAATAGAAGATATAGCAAAAGACCCTAAAAGATTTAGAGATGCAGTTCTTTTAGCTGTAACAGAAGATAAAAGAGCTAATACTCCTGAGAAAAAAGAAAAATTACGTGCTAAAATATTTGCCGAAACAAGAGTTATACTGGCTGAAATAAGAAAGGCTGTACCTCGTGAATACATAGATACTGTAACTAAAGCTCTACCTCTTGAAGACCCTAATGCACCTGAAACGATTGCTTTCTATGGAGAAGAGAGAACTAAAGCAATTAAAGGTGAAGCGAATCTTCCTATAAGAGATACACCAGAAAATATAAGGACTTGGTTCAATGGTTTAGATAAACACGCAACAGACGTTCAATCAGATGCTGTATTAGTAGATGCTATTAAATATGGAGCTAATACAGGTGTACGTCCAAGTTTAATTACAAAATTAAAATTAAAAAATATACAGGTTCTAAAGAATGGTGAAGTCTGGTTACGTGTTCCACCAGAGACTACAGGAGCTAAACAGAAACATACTAGGGCTGGTGGTGGTGGTCAAGAAAAGAAAATAAGGTTGATACGTGTCCCTGTTAATTCAGAAGCTGCTGCTATCTTATTAGAAAGAAAAGCGGCAGTAGAAGAAAGGTACGCAGGATTATCCCGAAGAGAAATGATGAATAAAAATGTATTTTGGATGTCGGAAGTTGATGCTAAAGACCCGACAAAAATTAAAATGCGTGATATAAAAACCGATGATCTAGATCGTGTGTTATCTACAGTAGAAGTTCCTGATGGACTTGTAGAAAATTTAGATGAATTTGATTACGATGAATTAAAAGGAAAAACGTATTCTACGCTACATATAGATAATCCAGACAGAGCTAAGACCGGGACAGAAATGTTGCGTAATATGCACACACACCTTGCCAAACAGGCAAACCTTGATCCACATGTGATAGATTATCTTCAAGCTAGAAAATCTCCAGAAAAAATAACACATATGGACTTAGGTTACTGGAAGCAAGCGAGTGACACTCCTGCACCTGAAGCACTTGTAAGAGAACTTTCTAAATTTGATGAATATTATAATAAAGTACATGTTTCTTTAAGAAGTTATCCACCGGGAGAAGAAGGCAGAGCTTTAATACAACAAAAGTTAGATGCTGTTAGAGAAGGAATACTTTCTCAAGGATATGTAGAGCATCGTCAAGAATCAAGAGAAGCTAAAAAATCTATACAGGATGAACGTAAAAGAGTAGCCCAACTTGTTAGAGATAAATTAAAGATTACTGATCCTGAAAGAATAGATAGTATTACGGAAACTTTTAAAACAAGAAGTTCTCTTCAAGATGTAATTGATTATGTTAATGACCCTGAATCTCCACATAGAATAGAAAAATATGATTTAACTACTGCTAGAGGATTACTTGCTGCAAAAGATGCAGAACGTAAAGCTTTCTCTAAAGCTTCTTTCCCCGGTGCTTTACGAGGCGATGCAGCAGCAGAAGCAGCAGCAGAGAAAGCAGAGAAAGGATATAAATATACAGGAGAAACTACTCCAGAGGGTACACCTCGTTTAACCGATACAGTCAGATCAAAAGTAGCTGCTTTTAGAGATAAGAGAAAGGCGGCGAATAAAGCTAAAAAAGAAAAAGATGCTGAAACAAGAGCATCTAGACGTATAGGAAAGACAATTTTAAGAACATCTCTTCCGTTTGTCGGCGCATACGCATTATTTGGAGAGGCTAAAGCAGAAGAAGCTTTTAGAGAAGAAGATGCAGGAGACTTATCCATCTCTGAATTAGATGAATCTATCGCTAGAGAAGAGAAATTTTACGCACAAGCACTAGAAGAAGCGTTCAGTCCTTCACCTTTTACTACGTATGATGCAGAGATGATGGCAGAGGAAAAGGCAATTCAAAAACAACTTATGCAGACTCCTGAGTATCAGCAATTTGAACGTCAAGAAAGAGCAGAAGATGAGTCTAGAGCTTATGATAGAGAATTAGGTTTATTAGACCCGTCTGGTGGATTTAGAAGCGTAGCACGTAGAGAAGAAGAACGACAAAGTGAGAAGCAAGAAGCTTTAGCTGCTAAGAAAGAAGATATTAGAGCAGCTAGATCATTACGAAGACCTAGAGATTTAGTAGAAGAATACTCAGGTTTTATTCCAACAACTTAATAATCACAACAACCTTAGAGAAGGAGAAAGACTATGCCAGCAGGTAATAAGCATATGTACGGAAAAGGTTACATCATGGGTCAGATGAGCAAGCAAGGCGAGTTCTCTGATGCGAAAGAAGCTAACCTCTACCGTGAGAAGAAAGAGTTTGGTGTCGGTACTAAGAACGGCGTACTTACTGAAGACTTCCCTTCGGAATCTGGTAATAAGCATATGGGCCAGAATTCGATGATAATGAATGCCTCTAAACAAGGAATCTAAATCTTGGCCGATGATGACGTAATTGTAGATCAGGAGATGCAAGAAGTTCCTGAAGCCGAAGCTGCTACGGGAATTATAGGGACTATTATGGAACGGTTTCGCAATGCGGAATCGGGAAGACAACTAGAAGAAGCTCGTTGGTTAAAAGCCTATAAGAACTATCGTGGTGTCTACGACTCTACTACACAATACCGTAGCAATGAACGTAGTCAGGTCTTCATTAAGATTACGAAGACAAAAGTCCTAGCAGCTTACGGACAGATCATAGACATCTTATTCGCTAACAATAAGTTCCCTATCGCAGTAGAGTCAACTCCGATGCCTTTCGGTATAGATGAATTCGCTCATCTTAGTAAGGTTCCGATAGAAGAAGATACTGATCCTTATGGTTTCGAAGGTGATGATAGAGAATTATTACCGGGAGCAATGGAGGCTACGCCTAAAGGTCCGAAGGCTGCAGAACTAGGTGGTCTAGCAGATATGTACGAAGGTGCTAATTTGGCTTCAGGACCAGCTAAGATGGCAGAGCCACAAATATCTCCTGCAGCAGAGGCTGCGCGTACGATGGAGAAGTGTATACAAGATCAACTTCTCGACACTAGCGCAGTTACCGTTCTACGACACGCCATATTCGAATGCGCCTTATTAGGTACAGGTGTTGTTAAAGGTCCGTTCAATTACAATAAAACAGTTCATAATTGGACGCAAGGTGAAGAAGGGTCTAAGGAATACGCTCCTATAGATCGTACCGTACCTAGAATGGAAGCAGTTAGTTGTTGGGATTTCTATCCTGATCCTAGTGCTACTAGCATTAACGATGCGGAATACGTCATACAACGTCATCGAATGAACAGGGAGCAATTACGTGATCTTATTAATCGTCCACACTTCGATGCTGAAGCTATCAGCAATGTTCTCGCAGGTGGCCCTAACTATATGGAACGCTACTTCGAATCTTCGCTACACGCTAACGAGGATGATCCTTCTTACGCGACTAATCGCTATGAAGTTTACGAGTATTGGGGTAATCTTGATAGTGCTTTGGCAGAAGACTTCGGAATGGATATGGAAGGTATTTCAGATGATTTGGAATCCGTTCAGGTAAATGCTTGGATATGTGGTCAAGAGATACTACGCTTCGTAATCAATCCTTTTATTCCTGCACGTATACCTTACCATTCTTTCCCTTACGAACTTAACCCTTACCAACTATTCGGTGTTGGTGTCGCAGAGAATATGGAAGATAGCCAGTTATTGATGAATGGACACATTCGCATGGCAATAGATAACTTAGCTCTAGCAGGTCATCTAGTCTTCGATATTGACGAGACACAGTTAGTACCCGGTCAGTCTTACGATGTCTATCCCGGTAAAGTATTCCGTAGGCAATCAGGTGTTACTGGCACTGCAGTCAATGCTATAAAGTTCCCTAGTACGGCTGGCGAGAATATGCAGATGTACGATAAAGCTCGACAGTTATCTGACGAACAAACTGGTATACCTAGTATCATGCACGGACAAACTGGTGTTACTGGCACTGGTAGGACGGCTGCTGGTTTGAGTATGTTAATGTCGAGTGCGAGTTTAAGTGTTAAGACGGTAATAAAGAACATTGATGACTTTCTACTAAAACCACTAGGAGAGGCATTCTTCCAGTGGAATATGCAATTTAATGAGGAGACACCTGAGAAGATAGGTGACTTGGAGATTAAGCCTAAAGGAACTAGCGCAGTTATACAGAAGGAAGTCAGGACACAACGCCTCACCACACTTCTACAGACTGTCTCTAATCCAATGTTAGCTCCATTCATCAAGATACCTAATCTAATAAGAGAATTGGCTATCAGTCAGGATATTGATCCTGATGCGTTAGTAAATAATATTAATGACGCAGCCGTATTCGCAGAAGTATTGAGAGGGCTTAATGAACGAACTACAGGCGAAGATGCTACTGCCGCTGGTCAACAACCAACTGGCATGGGCGGCACTGGAGGAGTACCTAAAGGAACTGGTGGCGCACCACAGGCAACGGCTGGTGGTGGAGGAATCGGAGTCGGAAATGCGCCGACTGCAGGGGAAGCTGGCTTTACTGGAAACCTTGGTGGTTCTCAAGAAATCAACTAATGATACGATAAAGGCACATAAGAAAATAAAAGATGGCTGAGATACAGGAACAAACAGACCCCGGTTCGCCGGGAGACTATATGGAAGGGCCATTTCCTGAACCGGGAACAGGTGGCTATGAAGAACATTTTGATACTCCCTCTACGGGTCAACTAACCTCTGCTGACATCTTAGGTAAGATGCAAGCTGGACAGCCTTTATATCAAGGTGAGACATTACCTGATGTTCCGATAGGTATGTCGGCTAAAGGATTCTACGGGCAATTTCCCGGTGGTGCTTCTGTATATTCACAAGCTCCTTTCCGAAGAGGTACGTACATGCCGATGTCGGCTCCTTCTACGTCTATCTTCGATCCTACAGGAGGTGGTGATGGAACGACAACTACACCACAAGAAGAAGCTCCTGTAGATACACAGATGGATTCTTTGATTCCTGATACGGATACAGAAGATGTGTTTCATGAAGATAGTGATATGGATATGGACTTATCTCTTTCTTCACCTACAATTGATGTAGATTTTGAATCTCCAGTAAATAATATAGATTTACCTGATAATCTGACAGAGTTATTAGAAGATGCAGCTAATTATCCTTACGTAGAGAATTTAAATAAAGTAATAACAACTGGAGTAAAAAATTTAAGTGATGGTATAGACAAAGGCGTAGATACATTTCACAAAGAGTTAAGTGATCTAGGAGATGAATTAGGTAGATTAATTGATGACCCGATAGGAGAAGTAGCAGCACATATTAAAGGAGAAATAGACGGTGTTCTAGAGTGGCTGAGTGATCCATTCTCTGCAGAAGGTCTGGATAAAGCAGCTTCTCAGATTACAAAGGTCGTAGCGCAACAAATGATAAGTAATTTGTTCTCTCAAATGGGTCTTGGGATGGCTGCAGGGCCAGCAGCTTTCTTAGTTATAAACTTAATTGGTGAGGGTACACAGATAGGAATGCCGGGAACAGTGTACGATGATGATGTTTATGATCCTAGTACGGCTAAGTCAACTACGATAGCAGGATATGATATGTTTGGTAGAGCAGTAAATGATCAAGGTAAACCTATACATGTAAATACTGGTCCTAATACTGGTTTACCAGCTTGGGGGTATGCGTTTAAATCTTTAGGTGCTATGATGTCATATCCACATTGGGATGGTTTAACAGATGACCAGAAACAAGATGCGATAGATAATTTTCAAGCAGAACAATATTCCCATGATTATGAGGGCGATTGGGACACATCTGGTTCTCACGATTTTGGTCTAACAATGGGACATTTAGAAGGTCTTCATGGTGAATACGATAGACCTGAAGCAGACAGTGGGGATATTGGCACTACACCTTCTACACCTTCTTCACAGATTCCTGATATGATAGAAATAGATACTTGGGAAAAACCACTCTACGTTACTCCTGTTTATGAAGGCACAATAAAAGGAAAAGAAGGAGATGATCCTAAAGGTGGAGCAGGTGATGATAGACTTGGAGATGATCCATCTCCTTCTGACATAGATGTATCACAAGCACAAGTAGCAGATACACCTAGTGATGTTCACGTATATGGTGATCCTGATATGGGTGAAGATTCCGATGATCAATCTAGTGGCGAAGCAGGTGATGATAGCGGTAAGATAATCTGTACGATGATGAACCGTATGTACGGTCTAGGAGAATACCGTATCAAACAATGGCTCTTATATTCTAAACGCCATCTTAAAGATGAACATCAACTAGGATATCACAAACTATATTGCAACCTAGTAGCTAAGATGCCTACTAACAGAATACTAGCGAAGATACTATCCCACTTAGCAGATAAGCGCACAGATGACATCGTAGCTGAGATGAAGGGTACTGAACGTAGTTGGCTAGGTAGATTCTATAGAGCTACCTTGATAGACGGACCTAGCTATATAGTAGGTACGATGATAAAGAAGAATTGGCTTAAACCAGCAGATATTTCTGTATTACAAAAGATATAAGGATGACATAAAGATGGCACTAGCACCCGAAGAGATGCCAGCGGAAGGCTTCGCTGCACCAACTGCTCCCCCACCAATGGAAGGTGAAGGAGTGGATATAGGTATGATTAACGAGGCAGAAGCTATGCCCCCACAAGAAGGTGGAGAACAGTCAGTCGCTGATGATGTACCTATGGAAGCGGAAGAAGGGGATTATGTGTTACCCTACGAAACTGTCCTTTTACACGGCTTAAATCAACTTAACAGGTACGCTAAAGAGGCTATTAAGTTGGCTATGGAAAATAATGTCGATCTGACAGGCACTAATCTTGATCCTACTGATGACGTACCGATTAAGATCAGTAATTACGAATACGTCATTCCTAAAGGCTTAGTACCTTTCTTCGGAGGTGGTAAGAAATACTTAGATAAGTTACGTAATGAAGGATTGGAGTTACGTAAACGTTTAGAAGAGGAAGGTCAAGGTGACGTAGCTGGTCAACAAGAAGCAGCCGCACCTGTAGGTGCTGCACCGCCAATGCCACAAGAACAAGGTTTCGCAGGAGGAGCTATGCCACCAATGGAAGGTGGAATGCCACCGCCACCGATGGAAGGAGCTATGCCACCACCACCACCTATGATGCAGAAAGGTGGGTTCGTGTTGTCAAAAGACAAGGAAGCTGAAATCTTAGAGAAAGATGAGCCACAAACTGCAGAACAACAACGTACTATGGCACAGCAACCTGCGATGATAACGCCAGATGGAAAAAGAGTTAAACAGGGCTTCTCCGCACCATCAGGCTACGCCCACGGTGGAGAGATACACGAGGGATTGGGTTTCGAATCTAAAGATATTACTCCTGCGAATGTAGGACAGATGCGACAGAATGCAGAAGATGCTTTGAATATACTGAAAGGTTACGAGAAGTCCTTCGCAAGTAAGCAACGTACGGATGAGAGATTAGCGTAGTTATGATTTCTGATAGTTTTATAGACTACTTGAAGAAAGTAGAGAATGGTGGAAAAGTAGGTTGGAATGAAGATGATTCCTTATGGCTACCGCATCCTTCTCCTGAAGGCGGTAATGATACTATTGGCTACGGTCATAAACTATTAGATGTCGAAGTCGATCAAGCTAATAAAGGTCTTACGGACGAAGAGGTAGAAGAGCTTCTAGTAGAGGACTTGTATGAAGCTTCTAGAGATTCGGAACATATCTTAAAAGATTACTTCGATGCTGATTACGATGAATTAAGCACTAATTCACAAGAGATGTTAATTGACTTCGCATTTAATTTAGGTGGACACGGTTTACGTAAGTTCCCTAAATTCGTCAATGCCATTATAGAAGATGATATAGACACGATGCGTAAAGAATATAAGAGATACTACACTGCTGGAAGCGGTGAGAGAAAAGAATTAAAGCAACGTAATGACGAGTTCTATACGTTGTTTTTAGCGTAGGCGGCTACCTGTAGAGATACGGCCCCGTCTTTCAACACACCTACCGATGGCAACCTGTACATACGTGTACAGCCCCAATAGAAGGAGAGGTAAATTATGGTCGATAATAATACTAACGAGGAGATTGAACGAGAAGAAGAACTAGAGCCTACCCCATATCAGAATAGATATAGGTCTAACTTAGAAGAACCTAAATTCGGTGATGACGATCACGAAGTTGAATATGATGACCCCGTAGAGGCTACTCGTCAACAACTGGAAAAGAATAAAGGACTAGCTTCTAAGAAAAGCAACGGGGAAGAACAAAGTCACGATTTCAAGAAGCGTTATGATGACTTAAAGCGTCATTATGATACTAAGTTAAACGAATGGAAACAAGAGAAAGAACTGCTTAGTGCTAAACTTTCCGTAGAGGCAAAAAAACATGATATACAAGAGTTGCCCAAGACTGAAGAAGAGTTAAGCCAGTTCAAGGAAAAGTATCCTGACGTTTATGATGTAGTCGAGACTATTTCAACCCTACAAGCTAATGAACGTGTTAAAGATATTGAGGAGAGACTACACGATTTGCGACTTAAAGAGCAAGAAGCCGTAGTGCAGACTGCAGAGAAGCAACTTTTAAATGTCCATCCTGATTTCGAACTTCTTAAAGAGAATGATGTGTTCTTAAGTTGGCTTGACGAACAACCTAGTAGTATATCTGATGGCATCTATAAGAATAATACAGATGTTAAATGGGCCGCACGAGTGATTGATCTGTTCAAGGCAGATAATAATATTAAACCTGTCAAGAATCGGAAGAGATCGACTAAAAAAGGACCGAAATCTAGTCCATCTAGAAATGATTTAGCAGCGCAAGCTGTTACGAAGACGAATACTAAGATGTCTTTAGATCAATTCCAAGATGACAAAAAGGTTTGGTCAGTACAAGAGATATCACGACTCAAACCTGCTGAATATGAAAAGCTCGAAAAAGAAATTGATAGAGCAGTCAAAGAAGGTAGAGTCGTAGACTCTGTAGAGTAAAAACAGCATTAGATAAATAAAGGGGAAAACAAATGGCCTTTACTACTGCTGCAGGTTATGGGAATCTACCGTCTGGTAATTTCGTACCTGTTATCTACTCCCAAAAAGTCCTCAAATTCTTTCGGCGTGCTTCGGTAGCTGAAGCGATTACGAATACCGACTACGCTGGAGAAATTGAGAACTTCGGGGATACTGTAAATATCATCAAAGAACCTACCATTACGGTTAATGCCTACCAACGTGGCAGCACCGTAAATACTGAAGCTCTGGCAGATGACCAGATTCAGTTGGTGGTTGACCAAGGCAACTACTTCGCCTTTAAGGTCGATGATATTGAAGAGCGTCATAGTCACCTTAACTTCGAAGCACTTGCTACCTCTTCGGGCGCATATACTTTGAAGAAAGCGTATGACTATAACGTTCTAAAGAATATTGCTGATAACGCAGCAACTCCTTCAGGAACGCTAGCTACGCAAGCTACTTCTGCCAATACTGGTGACGAAGTTGCCAACTTGGTAGCACAAGCTGCAGCGGAACTAGATAAGAACGATGTTCCTGAAGAGAATCGCTGGCTAGTAGCGGCTCCCGGCTTCTACGAAGTATTGCGTCAAGCATCTTCGAAAGTCATGGACATGTCCGTTACTGGTGGTAGTGCTTCACCCTTGTTAAACGGTAAAGTTACGGAGCAGAAACTTCACGGTTTCGATCTGTATCAATCGAATGCAATCGGTGTTGGTACTACTGGTTCTGCAGCAACTTATGTCTTTAACGACTCCGCAACCTCTGGACACACTTTGATCCTCTTCGGTCATATGTCGGCTGTAGTAACGGCTTCGCATATTGCTAAGACGGAAGTCATTCGTGACCCGAATAGCTTTGCTGATATTGTACGTGGTCTTCACGTATTCGGACGTAAAGTTCTTCGTGGATCAGGAACTGGCTATAAAGGTGTATTCAAAGGGTTGATGGACCTAGATAGTTAAGGGAGGACTGATAAATGGCTACTTATAATCGTACTGTTACGGGCGGTGGCACAGTTGGACATCCTTCCAATGCTGCTGTACCCTATGTCGTCACTTCTCCCGTATGGGATACTGCTGACGGCGGTACTGGTGATGATGTCATTCAATTGATTGATGTCCCTGCCGATACGATGATTGTCGCTGGTTGTCTAGAAGTTCTAGAAGCTCGTGGTAATGGTCAGATTACTTTGGATATTGGTTGGACAGGTGGTGATGTGGACTGTTTTGTTGACGGTTCCGCTTGTGCTGCTGGTTTCACTCCATTCCTAGAAGCTGCCGTAGGTGCAACCAACGCTAATGCGCGTATGGTTACAACCGCTGACACTATTGATGCTCTCATCCTTGATGCTGGCTCCACTGGTGAAAGCGCACTACGTTTCCGTATTCATGTTGTGTTGGCTGATGTTTCAGTCAATCCAGTTGAATCGGCTACGGTGTCTACTGGCACGTAATCTATCTCTACAGTTTCGTGGGGTATCTGTAAAAACCCCACATTTTATCTCCCTAATGTTTTTTGATATTGATTTGAAAAGGAGAAACATCATATGCGTTTCTTTAAACTATTGAGTGATGATGACATCAAGAGATGTCTAAAGAGCGTAAAAGCTCATAACTTCAAGGATGGTAAACAGACACAACCATCGAATGAAATGAAGAGTAATAAAGAGTCTATCAACATACCTGATGATATACGTAAACTAATAACAGATAGATTCTATGACACCCACTACGTAGATAGTGTATATTGTCCGACTAGAGTATCAGTTAACTTCTATAATAAATACGAGAAGGATGATTACTATAATATTCACGTAGACGAATTTAAAGCTAGACCTAAATCTAACAACGTGTTCTTCGACTATGGATTTAGTGTTAATTTGGACGATAGTTACGAAGGTGGAGAGTTTTTATTACATACTCCTATCGGTCCGATAGCAAGGAAGTTACAAGCTGGTGAGGCTGCAGTATTCCCTATAATCTATCCTCACGGTGTAGCTAAGATAACGGAAGGCATAAGGAAGAACATAATAGGATGGCTCTCCTCTAACATTTCATACGAGCAATCTTATATATTACATAACCTTTTTGAAGTCGGTCAGTCGATATCCTCTGATAGCAATATGTTCACTAAGGTCAATCTAATCCAGAATTACCTGAAGAAAGAATGGAGTAAATAAAAGATGGCTACCCTCAGTTTAACTACCCACTTCACAGTGGACATTGATGACGATGACTCCCACACTATCACGGGTGGAAGTACTACGGCGACAGACTCTATAACGATTACACATTACTTCGATAAGCGGTACAGTATTACAAACAGTACACTTACTGAAATATGGAATGATACGATGCTAGGTGATTTTGATTTCCTATGGGTAGAAGCTGATCAGACTGTAGAGTTACAACTCGTCTGTAATGAAGATGGCGCACTAGCAGACAGTGAAATTCAGAATGGTTTCTGTGTTAAATTAATCGCTGGCGTACCTTTCATCTTGGGTAGTGATGATAGCCGCCATATGGGTGATATGGCAGGTACGTTCAATGAGAGTAACCACGGTAATGAAATAGATCAGTGGGAAACACATTGGGGTGCAGACGTAATAGACCGTATAGAATGTTACAACTCATCTGGCAGCACGGCTAATGTACGTGTCTTTGCTGCTACGTAATTGAAAAAAGGAGAATAGAAATGTCTAAAGAAGATGATCTACGGAAAAGATTATTAGAATATATTGAAACACAGAAACCGGGGTATGCTGAAAAGAAACGTGCTGCTAGAGAAGAAGCTCGTAGGAAAAAACCTGCTAAAAGGAAAAAGAAAACACCTTCACAACCAGAACCTATAGATAAGGCTAAAGATGCTCGTGCAAATATCAGAGAAGAAGCTCGTAGGAAAAAACCTGCTAAGAAAAAACCTCAAGTTGATACGTTTAAAGTTGCAGGTGAAAAGGTAAAAGCTAAAAAAGCTTCCAAGAAAGTAGATGCTTTTGAATCTATTCCTACACCTGATGTTGAAGATTTTAAAGGACCATCTACTCATAAGGTTAAGAAGGGTGACACACTCTCAGCAATTGCTAAAAGAATGGGTACAACCATAAAAGCGTTAATGGCTGCTAATCCTTCTATTAAAAATGCTAATATGATACGTATCGGGCAAACTATAAAAGGTCCGATTGGTTCTGCAGCTAGTCCATATAAAGGGATGAAAAAAGGTGAATTAGCTAAAAGTAAGAAAAAAGCAGAACAAGATAAAAGGGCAAGATTAGAGAAACGTTTAAGTAACACAATTGTAGTTGATCCTAATTATAGCCCCTTTCAAAGCGGCGGCATGATAGGCCAATCCGACATGTCAGCCAAGAAAGTCGCTGCACCTAAGAAGAATAAGAAAAAGATTCCACAGTACTACAAGGGTGGTGGGATGATTAAGGCTGGTAAGAAGTATGCTTATGGTGGTCGAGTAGCGAAGTACAAGGAGTGAGCTTTTAGATGCGACCAGTATATCGTCCCGGAATGTCTGCTGCGGAAAAGAAGTATGTAACAGATAGAACTAATAGAGCTTGGAGAAATTTAAATAGTCCTCGTCACCACTGGAATGACCCTGTTGTAAAAGCAGTAGGAGAAAGACTTCGTAATACACTTGGAAATGAAATTAAAGAAGATACTGAGAGGAGAGGACGTATACAATCTTTTCAAAGACAATTTTCGAATGATTGGGTATCTAAATCTCCTTTAAAGGATTTATATGAAAAAAAGAAACGTCAACGATTAACACCTACAGAACTATCAAAATTACGCCAAGATCAATTTACTCTTAATGCGCGAATGAATACTGCAATAAGAAAAAATTTTAAAGATGATTTAAAAGCAATGGATGCTTTTCAAAACCGTAGGAATAAATATCAAAGAGCTATAGAAGATGATCTAATATCTAAAGGTACTCTTTGGCTAGGAAAAGATGCTAAAGGCTTTCGTCAGGGTGTAGGTACGCAACATTTTGCTAATATTATACAACAACAAAGGAAACGACATGAAGACACTGTAAATCGTCGGAAACGTGAGTACAACGAATGGGCTAAATGGGCTAAACAACATGATCCAAAAACGTACAAGCGAATCAGTGCAAAGGAAAAAGAAGGAGGGTATTTCTCTACTTTAGACCGACCTTCATCATCTCGCTTTCAAAATCTAAGAGATTATTATAAAGCATTAGAAGATTCTAGACAAAAACACTATAGATGGAAATGGGGAAAAACTGGTTCTACTTGGGATGATCCTCGTCCTAAACAGCCTGAAGGTATGAAAAGGCTACGTGAACTGGTAATACGAGGTGGTGTACCTAGTATATCCCCTAAAGCTGCTGTACAAAAACAATTTGATGATGCAGCTAGAAAGAATGCAGAAAAGCAACTTAAAGCTCAAACAGATAAACAGCTTAAATCATATTATAATCAACTAAGCACACCCGCTCCACGTAAAAAACCAAGATACAACCAAGCTGCCTACCTCGCAGGACTTCAAAGCGCACCTATGATGACAATGGGACAGAAGATGAATCAAGGTATAGCTAAACCCTACGCTAACGGTGGCGGCGTACGTAAACCTAAATATAATAAGAAGGGTTAATTAGAATGGCGAACTATCTCCAACTAACTAACAGAGTACTCAACGAACTTAACGAAGTAGAGCTAACGT